GCAATCCATATGCTCCGCCTAACATATGCATATGTGGAAAAGTGGACACACTTTAGCACAGTAGTGAGTTGAAGTCAAACTTGGAATTTTTTCCCAAAAATACCCCTAGGGGGTATATCCCCGATGATAACTAAAATTATCGGCGGAGTATTATGTAAACCCATCCCAGGGGTGGGTATTGGATAACGCTTTAAAGCGTTGAAGCGAATCAGGTAGTAGCATGAACAAACCACAACCGCCTAAACCTTCCACAATCGCCAATCCAGTTTCTCTTTGAAGCCTAACAGATATCTAAGCCAATTATTTTAATATATCTATTGACAACTTGATAAATCTATGATATAATTACTATGCTGGAGAGTAGGCCAATTTAAATTTTAAGAATTTGACATAATCTTCTATCTCATATCTCATTTGTACCAAAATTTCCTTAGTAATTATTAAGGAAAAAAAGGTACAAAAGACACTTGTCTATGTACCAAAGACACTAGGCCGCTGGTAGCGGTTTACTGCACTTCTCATTTTTGGTACATAGGTACAAAATAAAAAAGGAGATATTTATGGAATTAAATAAAGAATTAACTTACAAGGAACTATGCAAAGAGCTTAATGACGAAGAAGTCAATTCAGGTAAAGGCCGAAAATTGCAAATGGAACGATGGCAAACCCAATATGATATTGAAAAAGTAGGCCGAGGAAAATACATTGTTCATAAGAAACTAACGGTAGAAGAGTCTCAAGCCATTAAAGATAGAAAAAACTATTCTAATTTCCTTCAGGCCACTTTACTCCAATTCCTATCCGAAAGCGAATCCAGTACGACTGTTTATACTTACAGAGATATTCGTGAACATTTGCTAATGGTTAATAAAAATTATTTCCCAGTCAAGTATTATCAAAAAGAATTGAATTTGAAAGTACCACACCAATACACAGAAGAGCTTACAGAAGCTTTAAAAAAGATTTGGTTTGATAACGCTGATAGTCACGATGAATATGCAATTAAAGCAGCTTTACGGAAATTAAGTGATAAACATTTAATCAGTATTAAAGAAACCCATGTGTTTTATAAACATGTTATCTTGCCAAATGGAAATACAGTTTCCAGTAGGCCTCAAGTCGCCACGGATGAACAAGAAGCCGAATTTCTACAAATCGGCCTTGATTATTTAGAAAAAATTGGATGTAAGAATGTTGGTGAACTTTATAGCAAAAACAAATTTCTTCAGCGGGGTTATTATAGAGCTTTAGTAAATTATATTAAAACTTTGGGCTTCGATAGATACGCCAAAGCTTTTGTTGTTACTAGAGCATCTGAACTAAATCGTCTAGTGAAATCTTTTGCACCTGAATTCAACGAAATACAAGTAAATAGATATCTCAAGAGCAAGCGGTTCAATTCTATCCCAAAAGCTATCAATGAACAAATGATAGAAGAACTAATTAAATATCATAAGGCCGTTTTTGCTACCGCAGAAGAGTTGGAGCGAATAAAAAAAGAGGACTGATTTCTCAGTCCTCTTTCTGTTTAGTCTTTGGTGTATTCAGCCCACAAATAATCAATAAATCTATCCCAATTCAACTTTAACTGGCTATAAATATCAATCTTAGTCTTTACTCCTCTCTCAAACAAATCGCCAATCATAATCTCGCATTCAGCCTTGCACCAGAAATAATACATGGCTTCTTTGTCAACGGCTTCTTCAAATTCATCCATGTGGAGGCATTTGGAAAAAATATCTGTTACGGCTTTGTTAAAGCTATAATGATTAAAAACATTAAACGGCTTGATTTTGTTTGTGTTAAGGTCATCGCACCAAACGTTCCATTCAAGGTTCATTGGCTTCATCCTTTCTCTCTCCGTAGCTACAAAAGTCATCTGCACGCATCGTTTCAAATGATTTCATACATTTGCCTTTCGGGCCGCAATCTGTCCCATAAGTATCAGGGTCATCATCCCAGCGTACACAGTCCTTGCACCGAACTACTTGTATGGCATTTACGGTGGGAGCGGTCGCTACACATACGTCCGCAAAAAACTTTTGGAGATTAGTTCCTGCCCCGCGCTTAATGCTTTCAGATAGCGCGTTTGCATCAATCAATCGCATCATTCTATACCTCCGTCCATTTTTGCGCCGCAGTTTGGGCAGTAAGGCTTGTCGTACTCTTTTGAGAAATTCCGGCAGCGGGTGCACTGTTCCTCATAGTTTCTCGTTTCCAGATTGAACCGGCCCGTGCCCCACCGCCCATGCGCCACCAGCACCACATCGGCAACAGGCACATTCTCTAAAGCATCAATAATCTCATCCCAAGAGTCATACTTCTCCCTATCTGTGCCATAAACATAACCTCTACCATATCGTCCAACAGGGCAGAGTTCCTTTTGTTTTTCTTCGATTATTGCAATCGCCGTTTCCTTGTTAATGTATTCATCCATTCTCCATCACCTCTTTCTAAGCGAGTTTATCCATATACTCTTTAATAATTTTATTAGCTTGTTTTGCAATCTCAACCAATCCACCAAGCCCAATAACGACATTCCAATCATCTGCACCAATCTGGTAATAAGTATTGCCAAAAAATTCAACTGGCTTGATGATTACAAATTCTTGTTTAATGTATTTTAGAGTATTCATAATTGACAATCCTTTTATCTCTTTCTGCAATAAATCTACAATTTGGGCAATGATAATTATATGCTGCCGGACTCCATACTTCCGTTCTACATATCGGACAAAGCCAACTATCTGCATTATCAATCCATTCAAGATGTTTCATTTTGTCACCAGTCTGCATTAATTACAATTGAATGTCCTTCTAGTTTAGTATTTCTTACTAATTGTTCAATTTCATAATAATTATATACTTTATGCTGTCTTACAAATTTTACCATATTTGCAACTTGTTCAAGGCTAAGTTCCATATCTTTACCATACCAACTATTTACAGCTTCCTTATCAGACTGTTTTTCATAAGGAATATAATATCCAATATTTTCTAAAAAATCATACCAATCTTTTCCACTGCTGATTACTTCGTCTACAGTATCATATTTAACTATCGCTCTACAGCATGGACAAATAACAGGTTCTTTTTCATAAATTGTGATATCAAGTCCCATATTTAATCCTCCATCCATTCATATCCAAAACCATTTTCTGTTGTAAACCAGACTTCTTTAATCCCCATATCCTTAATCATCTTTTGACAAGCTGGACACGGCCTTGCAAGAGCTTTAACCCCATTCTTATGCTCACGATACACATAGAGCTTAACCTTGCTAAAGTCAATATCAAGATAACGAATCTTAGTTAAACAAGCTACTTCCGCATGAACGCAGTTAGAATTTTTAAAAGGAGCATCAACTTGATAACTTCTTTCTTTGTTGTATTGTTTTTGTACAGGCGAAGTTTTACAAGAATTACATCCTACGGCAAGCAGGCCACCCCGGTAAATAGCAACTGCGCCAAGATGATGCTTTGTGAAGTCTGAATTCTTACTGGCTTCTTTTGCTATATCTAAATATCTATTAATTTTTTTATTATTAAACTGTGCCATAATATCGCTCCTTATCAACTGGTTCATACAATTATAAGATTATAATAGCACAGTTTGATTACCTTGTCAATAGAGAATTTTAATCAGGCCCCTTAAATAACACCTGAGTCAAAATCTTCGTCCATACTAAAGTTGGCACAATCGTTACAATTACCAGAGTCACCAGAATCAATGTCAAAGTTATAGGCTGAACGGGTAGATTCCGCTTCGTTGCCCAAAGCCCAAATAAAACGCAAATAATTTATAGAATCTTGAACCTTCTCAAGAAAGTCATCACGGTTACTAAAATCATCACGCTGAATCATGTCTCTAAGTGCTGTGAGGTGCTTAGTTAAATATCCCCAACAGGCTTGAGTAGGAGTGCCACCCATAATTTCTGCACCAGACTTAAAGTTGTGCAGAGCATCATCAGAACTGGAATAGCGGGTGTTCTTTTCAGCTAAGGTCTCAGAGGCGTTGTCGTCAAGTTCCTCAAGCAATCTCTTAAAATTTTTGTGCGTCATGTTAATTCTCCTTAAATTTCTTCAAGATTAGATTTAATTACGTTTTGATTAAACTTATTTTCTAATACATTGATAGCTTCATTAGGCGTGGTATAGAAAAATTCTCTGTTAGGAGCTACACGAACAGAATTAAAATATTCGTGCATAGAAGATTCAACAGCAAAAGCGTTATCGGAAAAACAAAAGCCATCGAGCGAGTAAGGAAATGGCAAAGCGCTTGAACTGAGTTCGTAAATTCTCTCATACGGGCCATTCAATCTACGAGAAACACCAATTTTTACCATATCAGGCAAAGCAGGAGAATGAATAATATAAACCCAGCCGCTTTTAGGATTTTTTATACGATATTCTATGTCATCAATGCGCTTATCAAGGCTGTCAATGTTAGATTTGATTTGTATACGTTCTTCTTCGGTTAGTGCTTTGGCATACGCAATATCCATAGCTTTCTTTTGGGCTTCAAGTTTTTCTTTTTCTTTTCTGGCTTCTTCCAACAACCTTTCTTGTTCTCGCATCCGCTTACGTTCTTCACGAAGTTGGGCTTTCTCTTTGACCTTTTTAATCTTTAACTCAAGTGTGCATTGTAGGATTTTAAGGCGTAAATCAAGATACTTAGGATTCAAATAAATACCAATCATTTTGCCTTGTTTATTAAATTTTTCAAAAGAATTTTGGATTAGTTCACAACTTCGTTTATAATTAGTTTCTGTTATAGATTTTGTTTTGATTTGAACATAAGTATTAAAACCGATTAACAAATTCTTACCGAATGTTTTTTGAAATTTTTTACCTTTAACAATAGATTTGTCGATTGTATAAGTTCTTTCAACGATAATGATTTTATCTTTTACTTCAAGTTCGCCAAGTTCTAATTCCAGTGCAAAAATTTTATGTTCAATGTCATCATCAGGTACGGTAGGAATATATCTCTCATACCCAATTTCTTCCAGTTCTCCGAAACCAGATTCAGCTAAACGAATAGATTCTAGTTTTTCATTTAGATTGGCTTGAGCATCCGTAATTTGTTTGTCAAGAGATTGTTTTAGTGTTTTAAAATTGATTTGTGCCATATCTCTTTGCTTGATAATTTCATCGACTTGCTCTTGTAAATTTTCTTTTTTACTTATCAGCCGATTTAGCTTTTCTTTTTCTTCTTGTTGTCGCTGTTTCAAGCTTTTCAGAAAATTCAGCATTGAAATCATCTCCAAAAATAATTTTATCAAAATCCAAAGGATTGTCAGATTTGCTTTTTGTAATCTTTTTGGTTTTGTTGTAAAGCTCAAACCTGGGGCGTTTTGAATCTAAGTCATAGATTACATATGGCGTTCCAGGAAATTGAACTACAATTCGTCCCTGCTTTGTTCTAGCCATTGATTTCACCTCGCATGACTAGTATAGCATTTACTTCATGCAAAGTCAAGGATTATTTTATATTGAAATTTATCAATGATTTTAATGCTAGAATCGGTTTTAATATGTTAGATGTCAAATTACACGGCAAAGGGATTAGAAACGATTTTAGAAGCAAAATCATTATAATTTTCTTTACGGAAAGAACAAGAAAGGCTTGCAGGAAAGAATGAAAATGTATTTAGCTATGGGCAAGTCGGAAATAGGCCGAGTTTAGCATTCGCAGAATGCTTGACAAAATGCGAATGCTAAGATAAACTGGGGTAAGTCGGCAATGCGAACTTTTCTTTTTATATAATTTTTCTTTTCACTAACGTTCAAAGAAAAATTAGTATATTTCTTATTAGTAATTCTTATTAGAGTATTCACAGTTAATAAACAAGTATAAGTATAAGTAATTATAAAAAATAATATTTATATATAAATATTTATATTTATATATTCCTCTTTATAAAATTATACCAAAAAACTACTAATTTGTCAAGTAGTAAATTTGTAAAGTTTTTGTGAACGAATATTTTTGTAAATTTTCAACAAAAGTGTTGACAGATTGACTTAAATGTGGTATATTGTATGTGAAAAGAATTTTGGCCAAAAGGAGTGATTTTATGAGTGAAAATGGCCTGAAATTTGAAGAATTTGCTTATACAACGCAAGGTGTCAGAACTGCAAGTGATGGAAATATGGTTTGGTTTGTGGGAGTAGATATTGCTAAAATTTTAGGATATAAGCGGCCAACAAAAGCGATTACAGACCATGTAGATACAAGCGATAGGTGGAAGCTTACAAAAGAAACTCAGTCCCAATTTGGGATTGAGTTGGGACAACGGGGAGGCTGGCTTGTCAACGAATATGGCGTGCATGACTTAATTTTGAGTAGCGAGTTGCCAGAAGCAAAACAGTTTAGGCGTTGGATAACTCATGAAGTTCTCCCTTCTATCCGAAAAACAGGCCAGTATATTGATACTGAAAAGAAATTCGATAAATTTTGTCCTGTAAAGTTTGACCGCGCAAGATGTTTTGAGATTGCAAGAAAGAAAGTTCGTGAGTTAGGGCTAAATAGTAATAATGCTAATCTGCTTTGGAGGCAATGGTATATTGACTTCAGCAAAGAGATTGGTTTTAATATTGACACTAAAGCAAAACGAGAAAATATTTCAAAGATTGAATGGTTAAATGAACATGGGTACATGAAAAAATTTTGTGAATTTATTTCAAGATAATGGAGGTGATAAACAGGTGTTATGGCAAGAGATGAGTTATCAGACTTATGTTCAAAATTCAGATAAAACAGAACCAGAAGTATGGGATAAAGAAAACGAACCGAGTATTGAAGAATGGGCGGTATGGATTGGTGAATGAGGTGGAGATGTGTCATTAACTGAATTTTGTTATATTCCTTCTGTTGCAACAGATGCTTTTTACACGCCAGAAGAACGGGCTATACACAAAAGAATGGTTAGGCTTTATTCTTTGCGTAAAAAAGAGAAAGAGGGGCAAAATCGGCCTTGGTTGGTTTCTTCTGTCAATCGGGTGCTTAAAAAGCATAAAGAACAGTTGTCAGAGTTGTTAAAAAAATCTCTTGAAAAAAATATCATCAGGGAACTCAACCCGGAAGCAGTCAAAGATAAAAATATTATCAATCTTTTTTGTTCTGAGCTTACTCGGAACTTGGGCATTCAATCTTATGAACGAAGTGATAAAATTATTATTGTCAATGTTTTTTTCTTTGAAATTCTAAACAGTATTATTCATAACGGTTTTAATTACAAAGGCGACCATTATATTTTTTATTCTTGTGGCGCTGGTATGATTCGTACTAAGCGATTTATGGCTGTACGGGAAAAAGACTACGAAGAAGTTCAAAGAACTTTGATGTGTGGACTAACTATAGATTCTATTAACGCCCAAGGTGGAATGAATGAAAATAAGTTGCTTAGTTATAAAAGCCTAATGGCTTCAGCTACTGACAGAATAGAAGATTTTGATATAGACCGATGCATTATTGTTGAAGATTTTGAAATGCCTGTAATCGCTGAATCGGATTTTATTGATTATACGGATTATAGTATTACTCGGAAAGTATCAGAAACCGTAATTGCTGAAACTGATGGATGGGGGATGTGTTGTAAACCGGGATTTAAAACACAGATTGTTCGTGGCCCTTGGATAAAAGGGTTGGTATCACTCTTTGATTTTCGTGCGTGGTTGAAAGAATACTGCCCCGCAGATGATTGGGTTGTAACAGATATTTATGGACAGAATTGGAATATTCTTGAGGATGATATACAATATATCTTAACTAAATCAATGTTTAAGCTATATAAATTTTATCCAAGTTGGATTTGTTATAAAGCAAACTTTAAGGCATATAATTGTTATTTTGGTTGTTGTAAGGTTGAAGATGATTATATCCCTAATGCAAGAATTAATTATCAAATGTTGCAATCTCTTGGGGATATGAAAGACAGTGAGATTGATAAACTTATTGCGAAATCGGTTGACGAAATTGAGAGCATCGGAAAAGATTATCAAACAACAATGCGTTTGCTTGGCGCAACTGAATACAATAAAGACAAATCAGCTATACAAGAAGCGCTAATGATTTACCCTGAACTGTTTAGAGATGTTTATAGTCATGAAATATTAAAGCAAACTAAAAAAAGTCTTGTGAAGCAAGCAAAAGGAGGTAGATTGAGAATAAATGGCAAATATTTGTTTATTTCTCCTGACCCTTTTGCTTTTTGCGAATGGTTATTCAAGGGTGAACGAAGGCCGAACGGTTTGTTGGCTAATGGCGAGGTTTATACAAATCAATTCAAAGATGGTGATGAACTTGATTGTTTAAGAAGCCCTCACTTGTATCAAGAACACGCTGTCAGAATAAATAAACGGAATGAGTTAATAGACAAGTGGTTTGGTGGAACAAAATGTGTGTATTTTAGTGCTCATGATATGATTAGCCGAATTTTACAGCAAGATTTTGATGGAGACATATCTTTGGTTGTAAAAGATAGAACGCTAACAACCGTTGCTAAACGGAATATGCAAGGTATTGTACCTTTGTCTTATGATTTGAAAAAAGCCAGAGGTGGTATTATAGATGCAGACCGTTTATATGAGGGTGTGAGTACAGCATATACAGGTGGTTCAATCGGACCTATTAGTAATGCGATTTCTAAGGTTAAGAATGCTAATGGGGGTAGGCTGTCTGAAGAGCAGATTAAAGTTGTTGCTTGGTTAACTATGAAAAATAATCAAGTGATTGATTAATAAAATAGTCCATCTATGTGGCGACACATGGTATGAATGATGGTGAACCCAGATATCTGGGGTGTGCGAAGAAATCCGTGCTAACGGTAAAATCCTAAACGCATATGTGCATGGCAATACCGTGGCAAGCGAATGTTTGATGAATAACAAAAGAAAGAAAGGGGGATAGGATGAAATCGAGTGAGATAAAAATAGGTGACAAATTTGGTAAGTTGACCGTTATCGGATTACCTGAGCGACGCAATAAAGAACATAAATTTTTGGCTGTTTGTCGTTGTAAATGCGGTAATATAATCGAGGTTGTTAAATATAAGTTGGTTCAAAAAAATAAACCCGTGCAATCTTGTGGTTGTTTAAGAATAGAACGATTACACGAAATAAAAACAGTTCACGGCCAAGCTGGAGGCTTTATAGTAGGGAGCAGGACGCGACTTTACCGTTGTTGGTCTAATATAAAATCAAGATGCTATAACTCGAAGGTTCGTTCTTATGCAGATTACGGGGCTAAAGGAATAAAAATGTGCGATGAATGGTTGCAAGATTTTGTAGCATTTTCTAAGTGGGCTACATCGAATGGTTTTAAAGAAGGTTTGACAATCAACCGCATAGACTCTACAAAAGACTATTGCCCGGAAAATTGTGAATGGATTACTTTAAGTGAGAACAGTAGATTGGCTAAAAAAGAAGTTCATTGTTGGGGCCGGGAACTTTTAACCAATGAATATTATGAATTTGATAATATTCGACAATTTGCGAGAGAACATGATTTAAGCTATTCGGCTATTGACCAAGTATTGCATAAACATAACAAGACCCATAAAGGTTGGATATTTGGTTATTTATAATTTTTATCAAACATTTGAAGCTGTAACGACTATTCCGTAAGGAAGTAGCTTGTAGGTGAAATTCCTGCTTGCGAAGCGCCATCCATCTCATTGAGATGAAGATATAGTCTACTCCGATTGCTTAGAGCAATGTTAAAGTATCTCGAAAGAGACGGTATAAAGGTTTGCAAAAACTCTTTGGAAAAGTGAACCACCTAAAGAAGTGGCCGATGTTATTAAAAAATACACACAATCAAAACTGCCTAATTTTTTCCAATACGCAAAAGATAAAGACCCTATTACGCAAGTCGAACCTCCGAACGATTCTACAATGAATCGAATTTCTGCTAAAATACCTAATGCTCGGATTCGGTATAATAACAAAATTAACAGGTTTGATTGGACGATGCTAACAAATAGAATGGTTGATTATACTGTTCGTGAAAATTCACTTGTTATTGAACGATATAATTGGTGGGTTAAAAATCAGCGTCGATTTGATTACGGCGATAATGAACACATCAATGAGAATGACCTTTATAAGTATCGCACAATCGCTCAAGATATTGTAGAGTTTAGTAATGAGCCGATAGATTTTATCGTTAATAGTCTTGTTGCCTACCTATACACGGTAAAAAAGTCAAGTAATAAAAAAATGCTTTGGGCTTGTTTTGGCGAAGAAATTGTACAAAATTTGAAATGCAATGTAACCGGAAATATTTGCCCAATTTGTGGCAAGCGGTTTGAACCGAACGTCTATAATCAAGTATGTTGCAGTGATAGTTGTAAGCAAAGGCTGGACGTACAAAAAAGACGTGAAATAAGGAATTGACTGTGGCGAAAAAACCCGCAAATCATTGGGGCGCAATGGTTTGAAGATTTTACCCCCTTATTTAAAACCCTCTATTAGGGAATAATAAAGAAAAATAGGTGAATTAAAATGGCAAGAACGAAACCAAGATTGACATACAGAGAGATTGAAACTCAGATTTTTAAGCGCAGCGGCATCCCTGTTGAATTTATTCGCATGACCATGAATCTATGGGCTGAAATTGCAGAAGAAGGTTTGTTGGGTGGGATGGAAGTTCCAGTAGGAAATTTTGGTTTTCTTACTTGGAAACAAATTCAGCCAAAGAAAGATGTTGCTATTTGGAGTATGATGAAGCAGTGTTATAGTGAACCGCAAGATACTCCGGGATATTGCAAGGCCAATTTTAGATTCAGCTCAAATTGGAAACAGAAGCTAAAAGAGGTCACACGCTTTGAATTTGGAGAAACTAATCCTGCACTTTTTGGCATGGAATATGATACTCAAAATATCGAAGAAGATATTGATAACGAAGAAACAGAGGAAAGCGAAGATGGCGAATAAACAAACTACCAACGCCATGATGATAACAAACAAAGAATTTTTTAAACAGGCGTGTCGTTGGAAAGATACGGAATCAATACAAACCGCTGCTGAATGGTGGGCTGCATTTCAGGAAGTTATTGTTCGAGAAGTTTTTTATAACGGGAAATGTCGTGTTCCAGGACTCGGGACTTTTACTGTGAGACAAGAAGAAGGAAAAACGCAAACTCAACGGATGGTAAATGGAAAAATTGTTTCTTACAAAGTGCCTCCAAGAATTTACCCTCTTTTTGCCCCAGAGGATGATTTTATTAACGATATTAATATGCAAGGCGTGACTAAAGCTTATAGAAAACGGCTTAAAAAAGGTGAGCTTAAAGCTAGAGACTACGAACGTGAACTTAGGGCTGAATCTGTTAAGATGATTGATGTTGTTAGCGATATGGTTGAAATGCGAAGAGAAAAAGCACAGGAAGAATTTCAAGAGCTTATGGCACAAAAACGCTTAAAGAAAATTGAAGCCAATAAGCGAAACGAAGGAAAGAACCATAACGCTGTACCGGTTATTCAAATGGACTTAGATGGGAATGAAATCGCTAGGTTTGAGTCTATGAAAGAAGCAACACGGGCGACTGGAATTGATACCACTCATATTTCTTGTGCTTGTAGTGGACTTTATGGACGAAAAACTGCTAATGGTTATAGATGGAAATATGCTGAAAAGGAATTAGAAGAAGATGAGTTATCTAACAAAAGTAAAGATAGCGACACAGAACCTTGAAGATAAGATAATTGATTATCAAGATTGGGCTGAGATTGTTCTTGGTCCAGACTATCGTGACGTATATAGTTCAGAATATTTACGAAGAGCGTCTAAAATATTTAGTATCTTTTTAAGAAACGCCGAAGGTCAAGAAGATGATTCTAGTGATTGTGGCTTACAAAAGTTATTGGATGCTAAAGAACAAATTATTAAAGAGCGGAAGAAGCTACAAGCCGTCAATTCTCAGGCCCAAGAATACTATCGTGCCCTTGGACGCAGTGAACTGTTGGTTGAGCAACTAAAAGAATCTATTGCTGCGCTTGAGTCTGTGAAAGTTCAGCATATCATTCATACTAACCCTACTGAAAAAATTGGTTTATTGGTTGTGGCTGATGCCCATTATGATAGCAATTATACTGTTTCTGGCCTTTTTGGTGAGACGGTTAATACATATAATCGAGATATTTTTAAAACTCGTATGTGGGGCTTATTAGCCAAGATTGATGCGGATGACCTTGATGTTGATAAGTTAAAGATTGTCTTTAATGGGGACTCGCTCGAAGGGTTATTACGAATGAGTAGTTTGACAAAACTCCGTCAGCCTGTAGTTAAGTCTACCGTAGAATTTGCAGAGTTTGTGTCTCAATGGATTGTTGAAGTGCACAATCGGCTTGGTGTTTTTATTGATATAGCTTTTGTACCAGGTAATCATACTGTATGTAGATATCTTTCTCAAAAACCAGAATTTCCAGAAGAAAATCTTGAATATATTATTTATGCTTTTGTTAAAATGCGGTTAGAGGGTTGTGTTGATATTAAAGTTGAACCTTATGATGATGTATATTTTACGACCGTTTTTAATGAAAATTTATTGTTTGCGCATGGTGAGACTCGTGACCTTGAATCTTTAATGAAATATTTTGAAGATTTGTATAACGTCACTATTGACGCTTGTTATGGTGCTCATTTTCATAGTGAAGCAAGTAAGTCTGTGGGTGTAGGCAATGTGGGGTCTAAGCGTGTCATTAGAGTCCCTTCAATTTGTGGCACAGACCCATACGCTCGTTCTATTCAAAAAAACAATCGAGCTGGGGCATATTTTGCTTGTTTTGATGAAGATGGAGAATGTTTTAATAAGATTTATTATTTAAATTGATTCAATATTTGCCCTTGTTTAAGTTGATTACGTTACAGAAGCTTGTGGGGCCTGTGACGGGCAAGGGCAAGTTTGAATATATCTTGTCAGCCAAACGGCGAGACATCAACTAAATAAAACCAACAATGATTACCGTTGACTGATATACGGTATATAAATGTTCGGGGTGTAAGTTTTTATAAGCGACGGTACTAATCATTGCCGTCTGGAATTTCTCGAAAGAGAGGAGGGTCACAACCTTGCGTTCAACTGTCTGTATTTACCAGACTAAAGTATGAAAGGAGTGTGATTCGGGCGTTGCCCATATCTCCGATAAGTGGCCTAAAGCCAAACTGTCAGTTTGCCTTGAAAAATCAAGGTATTAAAGATAACTGAATACTTTGAGGAAAGACGGTAGAAATATCGTCTTTCCTCACATCTGAAAATAATGGAATTCCTTCATGTATAAGGCAAGACACCACTCTTGCCTTATATTTATGAGGAGAAGGGGAAATATGGCAGAATTTAATAGAACTAAAGAAAATTGGTGTCCTAGTTGCCAATCTGCTAAAGAAAACAAATATTTTATTCAAAGTCTTAGTCCTGTTCATAATGGGTTTTTGCCATTGTGTCGTGCTTGTCTTACAGCAAGATTTAAGACATATAAAAACATATTAAATTCTGATGGAGGGGCTTTGTGGTGTGTTTGTTCTGAGATGAGTTATCCTGTTATTAAAAAATACTATGATATAGCACTAGAAAAAAGTTTTACTGATACTAGGAATCTGTTCATGATTTATCATAGCATTTTGAAAGATGAAGGATTTCAAATCAATGGTTTTTGGCAAAGTGACATGATGCTTGATGATATTATTGAATTAGACACTAAAACGGATGAAATGGCCGAAGATAAAGAAAAAGCTATTGATTTGGCAGAGCAAGAAAGAATTTGGGGTAAATTTGAAGAAGAAGATTATGAGCTTTTGAACAGATTCTTTTATTCGTACACAAAAGGCATTGGCGACCTTGATTTTTCTCTTGAATTACGATATAGAGATATAGCTAAAGGCGAGTTGAGGTTGCGCAAAGCTAACGAGTCTGGCGATGTGGGCGAGATTGATAAGGCACAGAAAAATCTAAAATCTTTGCTTGATATGTTAGGGCTTAACGATTATGGCCGAAAAGATACAGATGAGCGTAAGCAATTTATCGACCGTATGGCATGGATTATTGAAGAGACCGAACCAGCAGAGGAAGAGGATGAACAAAAATATAGGGATATCGCAGGGTATGAAGTGGCTTTTGCTAGTATTATGCGGAGTATGAAAAATTTAAATAGCAAAATAAAAGATTATCCTCCTGTCCCCGAGGAGGAGCAATGATGCCATTACCTGTGAATCATGCGAATAGTTTACGCAGGCAAAACCTTAAACGGCAACTCGGAACAACTTTAGCAGGGAATAATTATTGCTTCACCGAAGAACAAAAATTAAGAATTAAAAAGCACATTACACGGTATCGTAGAAATTGGGATATTTTTGTAGAAGAAGTTTTACAGATTAAATTATATCCCATTCAAAAGATTATGATTCACATGATGGGTGTGAGTCAAGAATTTATGGCTATTGCCACGCGAGGAAGTAGTAAGTCGTTTTTGGCTGGACTTTCAAGCTTAGTGTGCTTTTGTCTTTATCCTTATAGTGAAATTGTTATTACTTCTTCTACAATTCCACAAGCCTCTAAGCTAGTTGAAAAGAAGATTAGAGACGAATTGATTAAAAAATTGTCTCCTTATCTTTTATATATGTATGAAAAAGAATATATTGTTATTACGAAGTCTAATACTTCTGATGGTGGAGCATATACGATTGAAAATAAATTAAATGGTTCTACTATATCGGTATTGGCTTGTTTGGAGAGTAGTCGTGGCGCTCGTTCGACTTTGAATATTTACGAAGAAGCCCGGTTGCTCAAAAAGAATATTATTGATTCTGTGTTTGAACCTATGGGTCATGCTAGACAAGCTAAATATTTATTAAATCCAAAATATAATAATAAGCGTTGGCAAGAAAAAGCCCGTTCATTTTATATTACAAGTGCAAGATATTCTTATGAGTGGTTTTATAGGAAATATCAAGACATTTTTGAAAATTATTATACTTCAAAACACGAAGTGTACACACCTTTCGCAGAAGATATTTTCGCCGCTATTGAGGACGGTTCCAGAACTTGGGCCGATTATCGAAAAAATAAAAAATCGATGAGCGAATTGGATTTTCGTATGGAAATTCTTAATGAAATGTTTAGTGAAAATGAAAACTCTTATTTTGACTATAAAACATTTAAAGATAATCAAGTTTTGGTGCAAGCGTCTGACTTGCCAAATGCAAAAGACACTTATGACGGCAAATTTGTTGTCTCCAAACGCAAAGAGGCCGATGAGATTAGAATAATTGCTTCGGACTTAGCGTTTTCTGGAAATAGTAGCAGACAAAAGAACGACAATACTGTTTTTATGTGTATGTCGTTACATTGGAAAGGATTTCGTTTTGAACGTCACGTTGACTATGTAGAAGCTCGACCGGGTGGTCGAGCGGATAAAGTGGTTCAGCATTTAAAAGAACTTTATCATGGATATGACGCTGATTATCTTGTCTATGACAATCGTTCTGGTGGCGAGGTCATATATGATTATTTATCTAGTAAGACCGCCAATGATTCATGGCTAAGATGGAACGATAGTGGATTTACTGTTATTAGTGATAAAGAGTTGTTTTTGGTGCCAGATAATAAAATAGCTGAACTAGCGGGGCGAACGGTGGATAAAAATGCCATTAAGTGCTTGTCGCCTTTTATAGGAACACCTGAAGCCAATTCGCTGGGATGGCAATCTTTAAAGAAACAGCTTGAGACTAATAATATTAAATTTTTGCTTTCTACACAAGACAAGCAAACTGAACTTGAAGAATCTGGAGAAATTTTTGATTTAACTTCCGAACAGTATGCAAAAAAAATGTTGCCATATGGTCAGACGGATTTGTTAATTCAAGAATGTGTAAATTTAAGTGCAGAATTTAAAAACGGATTAGTGAAATTAACAGAGCCACGTTCTGGGTACAAAGACAGAGCAGTTGTTCTTTCTTATGCTAATTATTTTGCAGAAAAACTGGATATTAAATATAGTCAAGAGTATCAAAACGAAGCAATAGACTATGAAAAAATTCAATTAGTTTGGTGAGGATAGAATGAAATGTTATAAGCGAAGCAATGTAAACATTATTGAGTGTTCGCCGGACGAATTTTCCATTGTTCTAAAGAGTGAGCATAAAAAGAATCTTAAAGAATCTACTTATACAAACGCAAATTTCTTTGGCAATTTTTCTGAAAAAGGTCAAAAATTTACTTTACCCGTGGGCCATTTAGTATGCGACTTTGATAGTTCTTCTGCTCCTTGTAAAAAGTATTGTGCAGAACGAGGTAAATTCAACGGCAATAAGTTTTGCTTTGATAGCGGTTCTTTCAAGTACATGAACCCAATGTATGGTAAATTTGTTTCTACGTTTGTGATTCAAAATGGTGAGGCAAAAGTATTGGATTTGTCTCATGTTAGTTTTAATTATAGTTATGCCGTAGCTGGCGTACCTGTTATTCGGAATGGCAAAGATGTTAAGTTTAAGACTTATGTTGTTAATCAAGGTTGGGACGGGTCTACGTTGTATGCTACTAAGCATATCTTTCTAGGGTTGAAGCCCGGTAATAAGAATATTTTTATTATGGGATGGAAGTCTAGTAAAGCTAACTTGATTTACAGCGGCGAAGCGTACAAAAAGTTTTCTGCTATGGGATTTTCAGAAGTTATTAAACTTGATGGCGGTGGTTCTTATATTATGAAATATAAGGGTGCTACTATTGATTCTACTTTGGAAAATCGTATGGATAATGCTTATATTATTATAAAGGAAAAAGCTAATGTGAACACGCCTACTACTGCAACCACTTATTCTAAACCTACTCGTGTTCTTTATAAGAATGATAAAGGTAATGATGTTAAGTGGGTTCAAGAAAAATTAAAGAAAGCTGGATATAATCTTGAAGTAGATGGGTCTTTCGGCCCCGCTTCTTATTGGGCGTTTCAAGATTTTTGTATTAAACAGCTTGAAAAACTATAAAACTTTGAAAATAAAATGAGAGGAGGTGCAAAATGCCAGAAAAGTTAACTCAATCTCAACTTCAAGATGTTATTAACTTCGCTGAAAATATTTACATGGCTGAAAAATATGGACAAGGATTCTACTCGCCTTGGATGAGCAATCAACTATTAAATAATCTTAATAATTCTGCAAAACCATTTACTATGAACGATTTGCGTAAGGCTTTGAAGTCTTATAAAGAAAATGCTTCTACTTTGCAAGATTATACAGAATTTATGAAGCATTGGGATATTATTTTTGCAAGAACTTTAGAATCTTATGCAAATGTTTTAGCTTTTGACCTCCAAATCGTTTGTACAAATGCTTTTACAGATGAGGAGTATCAGTCTGACGAATATAAGAAAGACAAGCAACGTGTTTATCAATTTTTGAATGGGTTTGATTATAAGGCTGAATTTAGACGTGTTGTGCAACAGTGTATGACTACGGAAGTTGGGTATTATTGGTTCCGAAAGACAAAGTGGGGCAACAAAGGGATGAAATGCACTTTGCAACTTCTGCCCCAAGATTTTTGTATGTTGACTGGTTATTGGGAAAAAGGTCTCCTTTTTGACTTCGATGCCACTTATTTCTTAAACGCCGGAGTAGATATTGATGGTTTTGACCCCGCTTTCAAGAAATATTATAATCGAGTTTTTATAAAGTCTGATGGCATTTTGGACTATCGTCCTTCAAATGTACTGAATAAACGTACTGGAACCTATGCTATGTGGACACAGACATCACCTACTGATGGTGCGTGGGCTTTTAAGCAAAATTTAAGTAACTTTAATACTACTCCATTTCTTGCTCCATATATGTTATCCACACTTCGGAATAATGAAATCGAAGAACTTCAATATAACAAAGATTTAGTTTCTGCGTATGCTATTCTTGCTGGTGAATTGCGTTTATTTGATAATGCTAAATCTGGTACAAAAGCCGACCAATTTGCTATTAATCCCACTACATTGGGCGTATTCATGGGTAAAGTGAAGTCTGGCCTTCCTGACAATGTCAAAGCTGTTGCTATGCCTACTGAAAATACCAAGATGTATCAATACAATGATACTAATACCAATATTTACGAAAATCAGCTTAAAACTTCTGCTGGCCAAGGCGGTGGAATTAGCCGTGTGATTTATAGTTCTGACCGTATGAGTAATGCTGAAATTCAGTATGCGGTTGAACAACAATATAATATCATGCGTCCTATGTACAGTCAATTCCAAAATTTCTTGAATTTCTTTGTTAATAAATTGACTAAGAAGTATAAGTTTAAGTTTATTTTTGATGGATGTGCTTATGAATTTGATAGAGCCAATCGTTTTGATAGGCTATTGAAAATGGCTGATAAAGGTATTGTGTTAAACAGCTCTGCATATGCGTCCGCATTGGGTATGGCTCCGCAAGATTTTGACCAAAGTTTGAGTGAAGGCCATGCTGGCGAAATGATTGATAAACTAAGTCTTTTACTCAATGTAAACACTACAAAGAATGGCGGCGAAGGTGGAAGACCTAGAGAGAAAAGCACTTCGCTAACAGATTCGGGCGAAATGAGTAGAGAAAGTCTTGAACAAAAGGTGAAAATATGTTAGTAACAAAAAATACTGTAAATGCAATTATGGAACTAATCGGCGAGTGCTTCAAAATGAATCGGCATTTAGACCGAATGGTGTCGATTTTGGGTGTTAAGTTCGCATATAATCAGACTGCTAATTTGGTGCATCATAATATTGCTCATTATTACCCTGCTTTGTCTGATTTGATTGGCGAGAAATGCTTGGAGCGTTACAATATTCCTGTCTATTATGCTGCAACGCCTGAAGGCGGACAAGATTATAGTTCTGTAATTGAGATTATTAAAGACCTTGAAAAAGTTAATATTGATTTTCAAGCCATGATGATGGGCTGTGCTAAAATTGCCTTTGAGAACAATGATATTCATGTTTATGCAGATTTGCTTGATTTGCTTGAAGATGTGAATAAAGTTGTGGAACAAGTAATACTTCTCAGTGATAAAATTGATATTTATGGTAATAACCCTGCCTATGACCATGATATTCCTGACTTTTGGCTTCTAGGAGAAGATAAGTAATGGTTATTAGAGATACGCCTTCTGACCTAGATAAATATTTTATGGCTGATGGAGAATTAGCTTTTGAAATTCAGCAAGCCGGAATCAAGCCCTCTTATATTGACGCAGGGGCTGTGTATTTTAAAAAGTCTAATAGATTAGAAAAATTGCTTAAAAGGCTCGGGGTTTCTTGAGCCTTAATATAATTTTACAAAGGAAGTGAGGTGAGACATTGGAAAAGCTAGTTAATTTTGCTGTTGAAGATATTAAACAGATACAGTTTGATGATTACAGTGAAGATGAATATGCAATCGCTAGAGTAGGTTTTATGTCAAACCGTCCTAATTCCCATAAATTAGAAATTTCCGAAGAAGTATTGCGAGAAAACGCAAACACTGTCTTGGGCAAATGGATGGTTGTTAAAATGGACTTTATGGGGTTAGATGCGGAAGGGCATGACCCGCAAGAGCATATTATCGGATTTGTTCCAAAAGACCAGGATGTTGAATTTGTGGAAGATGAAGATGGTTACATTCGTGCCTATGTTACAGCTGTCATTTCAAAGATTTATGCAAAAGATTATTGTAAAATGTTTGATAATGATAATGAACGTGCAGTCAGCATTGAAATGAAGTGCAACACTGAAAATGGTAAAGACATGGATGATAAGGTATTATCTTTTACTATTGTAGGCGTGACTACATTAGGTAAAGCAGTTCGACCATCAATTCCTGAGTCAGAGGTGTCTTTTGTTCGTTTTTCCCAAGAAAAGGCTATTGCATATTTTAGTGGATTGAGCGAATATAATCTCACCCCCTTGAAAAAGTTTGCCAAGGAGCGTATTGAAAGTATGGCTAAGACTTATAAAATTGACAAGTCCAAAGAGGCTATGTCTGATAAGGCGTGGGGCGAAGTGGATAAAGCGGCCATGAGAGATAAGATTATGGGGGCTGATAACAAGGCTACTCTTGTTAAGGCCGTTTATATGCTTGTTGAAGATGGCTGGGAAGAAGCCCCTTCTGAACATCTGAAATATCCAGTTATGGAACTTAAAGGTGACACTTTTGTATACAACCGGGACGGTCTTGCCTCTGCTCTTGGTTATGCCAAGAAAGAAGATGAAACCGCCGTTGTAAATAAAATTGAAAAGATTTATAAGAAACTTGATTTGGATGACAATGAAGGTGGAAAGGAGGAAAAGATGGCTGAAATTGAATTTAGTGCTGTAAATATTGGCGACCTGTGGGGCCGTCTGTGGCATGAGATTGATGAAACCCGCCATTGGGAGTACAACATTGATGGTGTATTTGAAGAAGATAATAAAAAGTTTGCCGTTCTGCGTGACGGTAGTGGCAAGCTATATCGGCTTGATTTTAGCCTAACTGAAGATGGTATGACTATTGCTGACGAAGTGATTGAGGTCAAGCAAGACTTCATTGATACTGATAATATTAGAAAGTTCTCTGAGCCTGAAAATGTTGAACAGTACCAAAAGTTTGCAGAAGTAGAACCCGAAAAGAAAGAAATGTCTCTGGAAGAAGCGATGGATAAGATTGCCAATCTTGAGAGCGAAATTGAAAAACGTGACAATATTATCATGGAAAATGAAAAGTCCATGAAGGAAAAGGATATTGAACTATCCGACCTACGGACTTTTAAGCAGACCTGTATGGAAGCTGAACGTGGTTCTAAGGTTGAATCTGTTATGTCCGAAGTGTCTAAGTTTATGGACAAGACTCAGGCCGAAGAATCCCGTAAAGAGGGTCTGACTTGTGAATTTTCTGCTGTGGATGCTTGGGCGAATAAGGTCAAGGCTTCTGTATTTGATAAGATGTCCAAGGCTTCTGTCAAGGAAGGGGATTTTACTCGTATGAGCGCCCCTGTTGAAATTAAAAAGACTGGTTCTGTTTGGGACAGACTATAATTAAGAAATAAAGGAGATTGAAATATATGAATAATCACGGCTACGTTTCTACAATGCGTTGTGCTTGCACTAATGTAGATTCTTTTAATCGTGTCGGTGTTTATACCACCGGCGACCTAGATAATGGTGTGCTTGTAACTCTTGGTGATATTACTAAGGCTACTGATGGTACTGTTACTGCTTTTAACTATGCTGTAACCCCTGCTACCGCTGATACTATTGGTTCTGTGTGGCTAGTAGACACCCCCGAAGTTGGCACTAATATTGAAATGCAGATGATGAGCGACCCTCGTTATTTCTATAATGAAAAGGGTCGTCCTATGTCTCTAAAGTATCTAAACCCCAAGACCGATATTATCGAGGCTGATGCTGGTTGTTTTGTTGGCGGTACTCTGCCTACCACCGCTCAGAAGTATGTTACTGTTGGTGCTGGCGGCAAGTATGTGGCCGCTTCTGCTGCTGCTGATGCTGGTAAGCCCTATTTCTCTGTTGTTGGTTTTAATGAAGTGGCTGTTGGCATGGGCGTTATGAAAACCGTTTTGCTACAGTGCGAGTCCAACTAAGGAAAATTAAATATAGAAAAGGAGATTTGATAATATGCTAAATCAGGAAATCGTAACTTTTGCCGCTGGCAATACTGATTGCTATGTGGCTTTCCAAGATTATTTTTGCAACAAGGTTGTTCAGACTTCCGAAAATCGTGAAAAGCTAAACAAGGCTTTCTTTGCCGAAGTTAATACCAAGTCTGGTGTAAATGCTGAAGGGCTGTCTACCGAGGCGCTACTGTCTCATCCTTCTTATAGATGGAGTTTTATGTCAGTCGTAGATGCGACTGTCAATGCCATTCTGCCCAATATTCTAACTGATACTATTGGTCTAATTGCTGACCTACGCTTTGTCTCTCTAGGTGATATTGTGAAGTTCAAGATTATGCCTAATCAGTTCTTCACTGTTTCCAAGGGTAACTATCGCCCTGCTTGTTAAGTGATTAGCAAGTATTCCATGTTAATTGCTTTGAACCCCTAAAGCTATCTTCACTACAACGTAAGGATGAAATAAGCCTAAACGTGAAAGTTACGAAAGTAGAAAAAAGTAAGATAGATAGATATAAGGTTAAATCCTAAGTATCTGTATAATGGGTGTTTAGCATCCACATTCCGAACAGGAATAGGTTCAACGATTATCCTCTTATGGAGGAGTAAGCCACAAGTTAATGGTGGCTGAAAAATATGGCCCCTTAAAAGGGTGAAGAAATAATCTGAACTTATACGAAAGTATAAGAGGTCTGCTATAGTGCGTGGTAAGACTGCATAAAGAGTTGCGTCTTTGTGTGAACATTTTTGTGGTACTGGTGAACGCACTATCCATCGTCAGAAGGACTTTGCCGCTGATGTCGTGATTTCTCCTGTCGAACACATCATCACTGTGTACGTTGATATGTATCGTGTAATGGCTGGCAAGGAGGATATTGTTGACTTTATCCGTCGTGTTGTTCTGGCTATCGAGCAATCTATGTATGCTGACATTCTGGACGCTCTAACTACTGGCCTAGCCGCCATTCCTCAAGGCACTTATAACGTTACTGGTGCTTTTGACATGGGTAAGCTAGTCAAGATGGCTGAAACTGTTGAAGTTTACAATGCTGGCTCTCGTCCTATGATTGTCGGCTCTGCCACTGCTCTGATGAAGGTTCTGCCTGATTCTACTCTAGGTTATCGTGGTAACTTTGATGCCAATGGTGGTTCTATCGAACTAATTAAGGACGTTTATGGTTATGACGTTATGCGTCTAAAGAATGCCGCTGCTAAAGCTGGCGGCCTAGTCCTACCTGATGATACTGTGTTTGTAGTGTCTCCCGCTGTTGATAAGCTGGTTAAGGTTGCTGTGAGCAATGCTCTAACTAATAGCAATCAGTTCTATGACGCAGCTGATATTACTCAGAACTACACGATGAGAAAGAACTGGGAGGCTGTTTTCGCCACAGCGGCCAAAGCAGGGGTATATAAGATTACTGACTAATCTTATTCAATATAAAGGGGCCAATTTCGGCCCCTTTCAATGAAATTAAATGAAAATAGGAGAAAATATTATGGCAAGAACTGCTGCTAAGTCTCAAAAAGAAGAGGCTGTGGCTACTGAAGCTACTAACAATGCTGTTTCTGAAAACGAAGTTCTAAAGGCTCAGATTGCTGAAATGAAAGCTCAAATGGAACTTATGGCACAGATGATGGCTAATAAAACAGAATCTGTTCATTCTTCCAAGGATGACCGCATGATTACTTTTGTTAATCTAACAAACGGAACTGCTATCCTAAAGGGTAACCAAAATTGGGCGCTTGAAGGCCGTTATGCAAGTCGTACATTTCTTGAACGTGAAGCTCGGATTATTGTGAATAATATGCCCAACATGATTCGTTCTGGTATGGTTTATATTACTGACGCTCAATTTGTACAAGAAAACGACCTTGCAGATGCTTATGTGAATATGCTATCTGACACAGATATGAAGAGTCTGCTGGCACAAGACGCAAAGTATGTCATTGAAGTATATAAGAATGTTTCTGACAATCAAAAACAAATTATTATTGATATGATTATTGAACAGCGGAAAGCCGGGGCAAAGATTGATGGCAATATTCTAACTGAACTTGGTGAACTTTGCGGAAAAGATTTAGTCCATATTGAAGATTAAAAAGAAAGGAGATATGCTATATGGCTACTTCTTTCGACGTTATAGAGGATATGGGGCTTGGTCAAATTGATGATTACGCTTTAAGTAAACTCTATACCAATGATTTTAAAAAATTTCAAAAATTTTGTGACGGTATGCTAATTACTGCCGTGTCTTTTTTTAAGGATTGTAGGCAAAGTCTTGAATATGACCTTGAAACAAGAGAATTTGTTAATGACTTGACAAATGAAGAAATTGCAATTTTATCTGATTTCTGGATGATTCAATGGTTTGGCAAGAAAGTTAATAATTCTTCACAGTTTCAAGCCAAGCTTCAGAATTGGTAATACAGTTCCTTTATATAGTAATATATATCGAATAACCTCTTGAAATGCTGGAAACCCCTTAGAGCTATTATGCTAAAGCGGAAGGATGAAATATACCTAGACGAATATGCTTGAAAAGTTAATAGATTGGGCAATCAGCAGGGAAGCCTTGAATAGAGGAACCCTCAACGACTAATGAGATAAAATCGTTTCTCAGTGGGAGGATACCCGTTAGGGTATATGATATAGTCTGCGCTTATAGGAAACTATAAGAAATTATTGTTAATGTAAAAAAAATAAAAAAAGACGAGGTGAGGAGTATGGTAATAGAAGAATTGGTTGAAATCAATATAACCAACAGGAATGTGAGTTATTATAGGAATTTAGGCTACGACTTGCCCAAAGATATAATTCCGTGCAAAATTCAAGTAAAATCAACAGAATTACCTTATACTTCGCCTATTAAAATTCATGTTGTATGCGATTATTGTGGAGAAATTTTTATTTCTACACCACACTTAGTGTATGAAATGAAAAAAGCGTATACTAGTAAATGTGCTTGTAAAAAATGCCAAGGTGCGAAATTAAAAGACACTATAAAATCCAAATATGGCGTTAATAGTTTTATGGATATTCCAGAATTTGTAGAAAAACAAAAGGCTACGAATTTGGAGAGGTATGGTGTCACAAGCCTTTTTGGTTCTAAAGAAATTCAAAATAAAATTAAGCATACGATAAAAGAAAGATATGATGTTGAATGGGCTGGACAAATAGAAACCAATAATGAAAAAATTAGGCGGACTTCTTTAGAAAAATATGGTACTGTTCATCCAACAAAATCTAAGCAAGTTCAGCAAAAGAAGATAGAAACTGTTCAAAAGAAATATGGCGTAGACCATGTGTCTCAACTAGAAGAAGTCAAAGAAAAAGCAAGACAGACTATGTTAGAGCGCTATGGTGTAGAACATTATTCTCAATTACCAGAAATGCGTCAAAAATTATCAAAGAGCTTTATTTCTCATGTAGAGCCTCCTTCTTCGTTTTGCCAAGACCATATTTGCGAACTAGTGGGTGGACAACTTAATTATAAATGTCATGGATTTTTTCTAGATGTGCTATATGAAAATTGGCTGGATATAGAATATAACGGAACAGGTCATAATTTACTTGTCCAACTTGGCAAAATGTCTCAAGAAGAATTTGACAAAAAGGAAAAACAAAGAAAAGCAGCAATATTTGATTATGGGTATAAAATGCTAATTTTAATTTTGTCAAAATCAAAAAGAGACAAATTGCCAGAAGATAATGTGCTGTTAGAATTTTTACAAAAAGGAATAAATAAACTTAGGACTGAAGGCATTAACGAATTAACGATGGATTTAGATACATTAACAACAATTGCATAAGCGTAACGAACTTATGTTTAACATTACGGAGTAGCTCTTTTAAGAACTATAGTGAGGCACAAAACCTTAAAGAAAAGACATCTTGGCTCGACCGTCTAAGAGAGCGTGTGTATCAACGTATCACTGATTATCAAGTTGGTGATTTGTCCAACATTTCCTTTTAAGGAGGAGTTGGATGTATAGAACCAAAATGATTAAGAATATTTATAAGGTTTTATTGCTTTATGAAGATGTCCAAAATCCTGGAACACTAGTATCTGAAACAGACTATTTAAGTTATTTAAATAGAATGTATGTACTATTCTCTAAAAACAGTGAAATTACCCAGTATCTTAATGGGTTGATTAGATTAGGCATGAATGCAACACATACCAATGTAAAAGCAAGTGTATTTTATATGATAAAAATTATTGATAAAGGAGGGGTTTGATGAGTTTAGAGTATTTTGAAAATTCTTTACAATCTGGAATGATTCAAGCCCCCAATGATTATTATCGAGAATTACAACAGTCTTTTATCGATGAACAGTGGGATAACACAAGCGCAAAACGAGCTATTTATCAACAAAAACTTGATTATCAAGGCAATTTTACAGATGAATGCTTTGAAAAAATTGAAGTATGGACGAATAGTGTGGTTGGTCAAGGAACCTCAATGAGAAACGGTCATGACTTTGTGCAACTTGCTTTCAGAGATATTGATTATCACACAGTCCAGGGCAGATATTATCAATTTGACAATAATTATTGGATTACAACATTTGATGATGAGCATGATAGTATTTCAAAAACTATTGTCGTTAGACGTTGCAATAATTATATGAAAATTATCGACCCTGAAAATGGTGGAATTTTTAGTATCCCTTGTGCTATTGAGTATGATATGTCTAGCCCTTCCAGTCAGGTATCAAGATATATTGTAACACCAAACAATCACGCCACCGTTATTGTTCAGGGCAATAAAGACACAGAGCGTTTGTTTAAAATAAATACAAGATATCTTTTCGGTGGTAGACCTTTTAAATTATATTCTTACCAAAATACCATTTTAAGCAATTTAGAAATGGATGAAGCGACTTTAATTTATCTGGACTTGTATCTTGATGAAATTCATGATAAAGATGACTTAGTAAATGGCATTGCTGATAATGGAGAATATAATTATCAAATACAAATCAATGCTCAAAGCATGACATTGGCAAACGGTTCAACAGGTTCGTTATCAGCAGATGTGCTATTGAACAATATTGAAGTCGATAAAAAAGTCTTGTGGTTTAGTGGCAATGAAAAAGTTGTCAAAATTGACAATGAGGGCAACTATACTGTGCTTGGGCAAGAAGGCGAAAGCGCCGAAATTTACGCTTATCTTGAAGGCAACAAGCAAGTACAAGATGTGATTAGTATCATTGTAGCTGATGCCCTTTCTAGTGTCCCTGAAATTTATCTTGACCCGGCTTTTGATAAAATCAGAGAATACCAAGTGATTGATTTTAACGTGCATACGTCTTATTTAGGCAAGGATTATGTCCCTACAGAAGTGAAAATTAGTTTAGATGGCAATAAAATAGTAACAAGCAATGAGAATCTAGTAATTAAACAAACTGCTACTGGATGGCAAATTCAGTGTTTAAAGAGAAGTCAATCTGAACTGTATATGTGGGTAGAAGTATCTAACGCTCTTCCAAGTTTTAAGCAAAAGACAAAGTTTGCTATTAAAGCTATAAGTATGATGGGGTGAGGTGAGATAGATGTTTAATTCAATGTCATCGTTGCCCTATATTCCCTATAATATACTTATTTATCTTGCCCGTCAAGACAGTGCGGAAGAAATTTGGAAGATGCTAAAATATAATAGTTATGATGCGCTTAGTAAGCCAAATTTAACTTTTAATGAAAAATTAGAATTGATTTGGAAATCAGGCCCGCAAGAAAAATATGGCGTATTCTTTACCAATCTTGTGGAAGATTTAATTTGTGAATCTAAGTGTATTTTTAAGTTGTACAACTATTATATCCATGCCAATGAGTTATATACGGGTACTACTGTATATGCTTTTGATTTCCTTTATGGTGGGCAAATGAGTCTTGTCGAATACAATGGAACGCCTGTTTCTAGAGGTGACTTGTTTATGAACAAGATTCTTACCACTTTAAATGGCGCGGATGTTGGTGGCGTAGGGAAACTAACATTCCTTGATGATATGTCAAGATATGTACTAGGAAAATCAGTCATTGGCAATTCTAAAACTTTTACAGGTGTTCAATTATTTATGGCTGTAAATATTGGCGATACAGGAGTTTCTTATGGGTGCGAAACTTGATATTGACGTGTATCGCAGGGCATATTTTTATTTTGACAAGCCTGTTGATTATGTTATAAACGATAAAATTTTATATATTCATCCTGTTCTTGTGAGAGATAGTGAAATTTTTTTGTCTAGTGTATCTGTATTAGACACTGATAAAAATAGTTCTGATTCTGTTGAAATTATCCAAATGTCGTATCTTGATTTTATTTATAAGGTTTTGTTTCAAGACGAAATCAATATAAGTAGATTTATAAATATATTAAGATACTGTTTACACATTGAAAATCCTGAAATTGGTTATGATGAGAATCAAAAGCCTTTTTTAAAGGATAAAGATACGGGCGTTGTAATAAAATCGAAAGATTTTGAAAATATCCGTAGGTTGATTTTATATCAGAATTTGGTTCATTATGACGATGAATATGTAAATCCTGAGATTGAGAAAATGATGGCCGAAGTCGATGCTGTTAAAAATTCTGGTTTTGAATTGCCGAATATTGAACGAAAGATGGCTATTATTTCGGCTCATAATGGAATGTCGAAAAAAGAACAAATGGATATGACCTATAGAAGCCATTCTATTTTGTTTGAAGAAGTTTACGGAGAAGTTGAATTCATGTCCACCCGAAATATGAGAATTTATGCTGGTAAAGATAATGAGATGGAACACTGGATTTACAAGAAAAAGAAGGATAAGTATGCGGGTTATATGACCGATGCAGATACTTATACTAAAAGCATGGGTGGAGATAAGAATGCGATTAAAGCTTCTTCTGGAATTGAATACGGAGATAATTTATCTCGACAATATGATAATTTTATAAATAAATAAGGAGGATGTTATATGGCTCAAAATCATTTCCTTGCGGGTAACTAACGCCCTCTATATTAAGTGATTAGTATAAGACTTCGGGTTAATTGCTTTGAAAACCTAAAGCCCACATACCTAAACAGTAATTGGAAACGATAAGCTGAATGGTTGTGAAAACAGAAAAAAGTTGTGGGATAATCATATGGTTAAATCCTAAGTGATTGTAAATGGTGGTTTAGCAGAGAAAGTCCTAAATAATTATTGACCTTATATTTAATATACGGTATAATAATTACATGGAAAACTTTCAACGAATATCTCCTTGGGGGAGAGTAGAACTGCAAGCTAATGGCAGAAGAAAAATCCGACCCTGTTTAATACAGGTGAACAAATATTCTATTCTCATGCGAAAGTATGAGGTGTCTGCTGGTAATAGTAAGGCCGTATCAAAGTTGCGATTTGATATGAATATAATAATATATAAATCCAAAAGGTGAGAATATGTTAAAAGAAAATCAGTTTGTGACTGTAAAATGGAACCCTTACAGTCAAAAATATTATCAAAGTAAAGGGTATGTCTTTACAAAACGTGGCGATGAATTTCAAGTTAAAATAGAAGATTTGCAAGAAGGTTCTCATGCCAAAGTAAAAGTAATTTGTGATTTTTGTGGCGAAGAATATACAAAAATATATAAAGATTATTTTGCTCAACATAAGAATGGTGACTGCTGTAAAAAATGTCAAGGCAAGAAATCTTTAAAAACTACAGAGCAAAAATATGGTGTGGGATTTAGAGGTAAAAAGTTAAAAGAAATAGCGCAAGAAAGATACAGTGTAGATAATATCGCAAAATCAAAAGAAATATCAGACCGTATAAAAAATACCAATTTAGAAAAGTATGGGACTACTACTTGTTTAACTTTACCTGAAAACAGAGAAAAAATGTTACAATCGTTTAAAAACCCTGAGATAATGGAGAAACGTATTGCAACTAATTTGGCCAAATATGGCACAAAATTTGGATTGTCTTCGCCCGAAGTCAGAAGTAAAATTATCAATACACTAAGAAAAAATAATACTGCTCCGACATCTTCCCAACAGCTTGAAATTTATAATATACTATTAGAAAAATTCCCAACTGCTCAATTAAATTATCCTTGTGGTAGTTGCATGTTAGATTGTAGCGTTGAAATAAATGGTGTTAAAATTGACGTAGAATATGATGGTCGATATTGGCATCAAGATGAACAACGGGACAGACGAAGAGACGAATTTGTCAAAACACAAGGATATAAAATATTAAGAATCCGTGGTTCTCATGCGGTTCCAACTATTGACGAACTAATGGATAGAATAAATTTTCTTTTAACAACGATTCATACATATGCTTGCATCGAATTGGATTGATATATTTAAAGTGTTGGTACTGCTCTTATTTTTAAGGGTAACGAACTAATTGCTACTGCAAAAACTTTGACCGAAAGCACCTTTGATTTTGCTATTACAGCAGAGGATATCAGAGGTGGACAGGGGAATTCCCTACTTGGAAGATATTTCCATGATAGTTCTCTAACTTGCACCCTAACTGATGCAATGTTCGACCTTCAATATATGGCTCTTTCTTTGGGTGTACCTGTTGAAAAAGGTGGCCTGTCCGTTAAAGAAGAGGAGCTAACCACTGGCGCTGATGGTAGTATTGCTACTACTGAAACGCCTGTAGCTTTTGATGGTTCTATGATTGGTTGGTATAAAAAGCCCACTGATGATAACTGGACTGTAGGCACTATTGATGGTAAGAAGATGAACATTCCTGGCGGCGGTACTTCTACTACTTATTGCGTGAAGTATTTCTATCAGAATGAGAATGCTGACTTTATTACTATTAAGGCTCAGTATGTACCTTCCACTGTTCATCTGGTTATTATGACTGACCTATATTCTGGTAAAGTTGGTTCTCAATCTGACGCTACTCGTTATGGCCGTCTGATTGTTGATATACCTCAGTATCAGTTAGAGGGTTCTCAAAATCTATCTCTGACTGCTACTTCTGCCGCTACTATCAACCTAACTGGTATGGCTCTAGCGGTTCTTGATGGCAATTCCTGTGAGGATGACCCCTATTACGGCACTATGACTCAAGAGATTTTTGGTGCCAAATGGCAGAACGAAGTCGTGGCTATTGCCGTTGAAAACGCTGACCTAGAACTAGCCGCTAGTGCTTCTGAAGCTCTAATCGTCCGTGCTGTATTCGGTAAGGGTATGGCTTCTCAGCGGAAGGATAACAGCAACTTTACTTTTACCAAAGAACAATCCCCTGTAGCTACTGCTACTGACCTGACTGTTGGCACAGATGGTGTAGTAAAGGCTGGTGCTACTTCTGGTGTTGCGGTAATTGAAGTAGCTCTAAAGGACTCTAATGTTTCCCCTGCATATGTTAATGTAACTGTAACCTAATTTAAATATTAAGAGGATAGGCAATTTTGTCTATCCTCTTTTTTTAAGGTGATAAAAATGTGTGAATATGTAGAAAAAAATCATTGCCGAGTCACACAAACAATCTGCCCCTACGTTTATTATTGTGATAAAATTCAAGCTTTCAAGCCTTCTCAAAATATGCCTTTAAATTGTAGAATCAAAGAAAAGGCAGAAACCCCAAAAGGGTATTATAAGGTTGTAAACGTGCGTAAAAATTATCTTTATGTTGATTATAATAATGTTACAATCAAAGTCAAAAATCCTTTTGACGAAGCGCCTTTGTATGTGAAGGTATCAAAGACGAAAGAAGGCTATAAAATCCGTAAATAATAAACGATATGGGGTGAGATAATGTTGGAGACTTTTAGCATTGATTTAAGCAAAGATTTTGGATGGATAGCTGCAATCATAGCTGTAGTCCTTGGTATTGTCGAAAAATCAGGAATTAAATGGAACCCCTATTCTGTTATTTTAAAAGCTATTGGCCGGGGTATCAATGGTGAAATGTTAAAGAAAATTGAAGATATTGAAAAGAATTTAAGTAATGTTCAAAATAAGATTGATAGTTTAGATACAGAGGTCAAAGAAAATGCTATTGTAAATTGCCGAACACAATTCACAAGATTTGGAGACGAACTTCGGCACGGTATGAAGCATAGCAAAGACCATTTTGACCAAACTTTAATGAATATTACAAAATATGAACAATATTGTCAAGTCCATAAAAATTTTGCCAATAACGTAACCGAAGCCACAGCCAAACTAATTAAAAGAAATTATGAGGAACGTCTTGAAAAGAATGATTTCTTAGAATAAGGAGTAAATGGAAAATGAAGGAAATTAAAAGAAAAATTTATTATAATGAAGAATTTGATATCAATGTCAATTATTATTTGACTTATGCCGAAATTCAGGCGATTGCTGATTCTGTTGTTAAGCTAGAATCTTGGGCTGAACGGCAAACTAATATTGATATGCTTGTTCTAAAGTATGCTACTGATATCCCTATGGAAGTACTTCAAGAGAAAGGCCATGATATCCTACTTACCAGTGGCCTGATTGAAGAAGTTATGTATTCTGTCAAGAATATTGACCAACTTTATGAAGCCATTAGTTATGCAACTTCTATGAATAAATTTATTGGTGATGTAATTAAGCTATGGCCTAAATATCAAAAACAAATTGAGGGCGTGATTAAGGATGGCGCAAAGCGCAAGAAATGATGAAGAACTAAATGCGATGATTATGCCCCTGCTTAAAAATACTGTTGATTATGTTGTTCAAAAAATATGGAATGAAAATAGAGAATTAGTCCGTCATATTGTTTATGAAGGTTATAATCCAGAGGAGTATGAGCGTACAGGAGAATTCAAAGAAGCATGGGACACAGGAGTTAAGACCGTACAAAACTTAGTTGAAGGCACGTTTAAATTTGACCCAAGATTATTAACTGTAAACGAAGAGCATCATGGGTCAATTATTGATGGACAACCTATGACAACTTATCTTGCAGAAGTGATTTATGAGGGGCTTTCTGGCGCTATTTACCAATCTGGTTACGCTAAAAAGTCCCCTCGGTTTAAAGGTCAGGCGTGGACAAAAAAGCGTGATGTTTGGAACGCTTTAATTAAATGGCTGGGCAAAGATAACATGAGGAAGTTGTTTGAAGAAGGTATGCGTAAACAAGGAATAACTTTTCAACGACGGCGAGTTGGCATTGAAATGGTAAATGTTAAGGGTAAATAAAAATGATAATTATTGGAATTGATGCTTCTACAACTAGTTCTGGATGGAGTGTGTTTCAGGACATGAGATTGATAGCGCACGGGTGTGTAAAGCCGAAAAGTAAAGATTGGCGTGATAGGATTATGGAGGAATCTGTATTTTTTATGAAATTGATTCAAGAATATAATCCAGACACAATTTGTGCCGAAGCAATGCCTTTAAAGCCGGGGAGTCATACATTGGAGACTTTGGGTGCAGTGCATGGGATGCTTTTATGTCTTTGCGCAGGATATAAAATTAAGCCTGTGTTCTTATTGCCTTCAAAATGGCGGAAAGTTGTTGGTTTGTATGATGGAACTAGGGAAGGCTTGAAACGTGAAGTTTTAAAAGAAAAAGCTATTATTATGGCAAATGAAATTTTTGGCTTAGAATTGAAATGGTATGGTCCGAAAAGCAAGAAATCAGAGGATGATGAAGCCGAGGCTTTACTTATAGCATATAGCCAAATTATAAGCCAAAATCACGATTAAAGGATGGTGAGTTATGGCTAGTAATTATTCAATTATTGTTGATGTTGATTTTCAAAAAGGCAAAGTTGAACAAAAATTATCAGATGTTGTCCAGAATTTGAATTCTTTAACGGAAGCTAAGAAAAAAGCGACTAGTGCAGGAAATGATTTAAATCTTACTTTTAATGTAGCGAACGAGCTATTTCAAAAATCAACACAAATTATTACAGATATGGTGGGTCAAATCTACGAGCTTGACACCGCTTTAACAGAGTTCAAGAAAGTTTCCGATTTATCAGGAGACGCTTTAAATGATTATGTAAGTCAACTATCTGCAATGGGCGGAGAAGTTGCAAGAACTGGTAAACCAAATCGGTCTGAGCCAGTATGTACAGATGGTAAATGTGCATAAAGAACAGCCCCTAAACCCTTGAAAGCCTCAAGAGCCTTACAACTACAATATGGGATGAGATATGTCTATATGAACGTGGGAAACTGTCACAACTGTAAGGATGGCATATGGACGAAAGTCCTAAGTGCTGTTAAAAAGGGCAGATTGGGCGCAAAGCCGTGATGAGCGGTGTGTCAATCGAGTATACAGGGCGGCCCTCCAAATAATGGGTGAAGAATTACTCAGGCAAAGTCTGAAAAACTTTGGAAAAAACTATTGACATTTATTTGGGTGTGTGTTATGATTCAATCAAAGAAAGGGGAAATGAATATGTTACGACTAATAGGAATATTTTTTACTCCGGGCTTGATTGCGTTGTTTATCACACTTGCGACTTCTGGAACAGCTGATGATATGATGGCTTATTTCTTAATTAACTTGATTGTGTTTGTGTTTGTTGGACTTTTTATAACCGAAGGCAACAAAGTAAAAAATAAGTCGCAAAGAGACCAGATGGTTAAGCAACAGAAGAAGCAAGAGAAATATGATAATGATTGGGGAATTATTGAATATAAATAAATGTAATAGTTAAACGTCAGAAATGGTTGAAGCGGCAACTTCTTATCGTAAGAATGGCTTCAATGACGAGGATTCAGCACAATTAGCTAAGATTTCTGCTATGTTCCAAAACGTGGCAGATGAACAAATTAGCGCTGGTGATGCTGCCGATTTTCTTATTTCTCAACTTATTGCGTTTAATGGCGTTGGTCCACAATCTGTTGAGAACGCTGAACATATTGTAGATTCTGTAAACGCTGTGTCAAATGCCTATTCAGTTTCTTCTGGGGATTTGGCTCAAGCGTTAGGAATTGTAGCTTCTTCTTCCTCTGCAATGGGGAATAGTTTTGAAGAAACTCTTGCTGTGGTCACAGCTATTACAGAACAGACGAGGTCGGCAAGCAAAGCAGCTCGTGGCACTAACACAATTTTTGCCAACTTGGCGCAAGTTTTGGACGAAAATTCGTCTAACGGCAAAAAGATTCTTGATATTTATAAAAATCTTGGCCTTACTATGTTTGACACCAATGGCCAACTTAAAAGCGGTTATGACCTATTAAGTGAGTTAAGCAGGGAATGGCCTGGCTTGGACACCAATACACAAAAGTATATTGCTACTACTCTTGCGGGTGAATTTCGCCCCATCGAGGTTAATTGACGGGAACCTACTTAGAGCTTCATAAACCAAACCAATATAGGAATATATTGGTGGCATAACTAATCATTATGGTATGGTAAAATATATGAAGATTGGGGAATTCGCAACTAAGCATCCAGAACGGATGAAAGCTCAACGACTATCCCATAGGCTGGGTATCCATTCCAGCAATAGGAGTACGGCCCATTAGTCATAGGGTGGGTGAAAATCCCTTAAATGGAAATGCCTTGACATTATTTTATGTAGTGAAGATATAGTCTGTACGCTATAGGAAAGCTATAGGAAAGAAAGTTGTAAAAAATATAGGAGTAATATAAACGGATAAATTAGAAAACTATGACAATTTGTTTATTAAAAAAGGTTATGAACCTTTGGAACCGATAAAGAACACAAAAGTAAAAATTAAATGTAAGGACAAACAAGGGTTCTTATATTTAGCTTCTTATGATATGGTAAGAGATAAACGAACTGCTTCTTTAGATAAATTTAAAAAGCAAAATCCTTTTAAACCTCACAATATGAGATTATACGCAAGTATGGTCCAAAAAGAAGTGCAAATTTTATCTACGGACGAAGAACTGAGAAATGCTTCAAATCAATCTATCCGTTTTATTTGTCCAAAATGCGGAAAAGAATATAAAAAGAAATGGTGCCACTGGATTGGACAGAAAAATGATTGCCATTTTTGTCCTGCTTGTACAAGAAAAGAATCATCTTATGAGTTTTTAGTGGATACATGGCTCAAAGAAAATAACTTAGTGTATGCACGGGAATATTGGTTTGAAGATTGTAGAGATAAAAGAGTTCTGCCATTTGATTTTGTAGTGTGGATAAATGACAGTCTTGTTTTAATTGAAGTAGACGGGTGCCAACATTTTTATGAAAACCCTATGTTTACTAATTTTACTTTGAAAGAACGCAAGAGAAAAGATGAAATAAAAACTAATTATTGTAAACAAAAAGGGTATGCTTTATTAAGACTGCCTTTTTGGGATTTTAACAAAGATACTTACATTAGAAAATTAAACACAACTTTCTTTGGGCAGCCTGACGAGCTGTCTTAACAAATAGACAAATCAGTTAAACAATTTCTTAGCTTTAATGAATAATTTTGAACACGCAACCGAAGCAACTACAACTGCATTAAATTCTCAAGGCTCTGCTGTTCAAGAAAACAATAGATACATGGAAAGTATTCAAGCCAAGGTTTCGGCTTTAAAATCTACTTTTCAAGATTTATCTAATAATGTTATTAGTGATGACTTTATAAAGAAAATATTAGATGTAGCAAACGGATTGCTAAAAATTGCCAATACAGACCTTGGCAGGGTTGTAACCCAAGTTTTATTGTTTTCTACGGCGACTTGGGGACTGGGTGAATTAGTCAAAGTATCTCGTATTTTGCCTATTATTGTTGGACAATTTACTAATTTAGGGGCTATAGCTGGGGCTGCTGGAGCGGCTGGTGGGATTACTTCTATGGCAGATGCGGCCGCTGCGGCGAGTCTTGTTCTTGAAGGGTCTCTGTTGCCTGTGATTTTGGGGGTCGCTGTCGCTGGTGTCGGGCTTATCGCCGCATTCAAAGCCATTGACGCAGCAACTGCCGATTCTCGCAAATCTTTTACCGAACTTGGAGAAGATATTGAGAAAAATACAAGCCAAATAGAAACCAACAAACAACGGCTTGAAGAAATTAACGCCCTACCTTGGAACGAAAAAACCACTGAAATTCTATCTGAAAAAGATGCCCTAGAGAAAGAAAACGAAGAGCTTCAAAAGCAGATAGATAAATATGAAAAGTTACAGCAAAAGAAGGCCAAAAACGTTGTTGCTGGTGGCACTATATCTGAAATAAGGTATGGTGTTTCTAAAGATACCACTGGTTTAAGTTCGACACAGCTAGCAAGAGTTACCAATGTAAACTTCTCCAGTTATGAAGAACTAGCAAAATATTTAGGGACTATTATTCCTGAAGCGGCGGGAAAAACAAAAGAGGAACTTGAAGCTCTTGGTGTTGTATTTGAAACAAACGAGCAGCAAGTCTACAAAGTTGGCGACAGCTATGAAAATGAGCTTATCGCCCGAGCTAAAGAACTTGATGAAGCGTTAAAAAACAACCATGAATTAACCACTGAGCAACAAGAAGATTATGAAGAAGTAACTAAGAAACTTGGCGATTTGGCAGATGCTCATGATATTCTTGGTGATTCTCAGAACAATGCTAAAGATACACTTGAATCTTTAAATACAACGTATGAAACTTATACAACATTGGCAAGTAAGGCCGTTGGGCAAACCGCATTAACTGAACAACAAATTACGGCTTTAACAAATAAATATCCTCAACTTTTTTCTGCGATTAGTGAAGTTAATGGGTTGCATTATTTAAACGTAGAAGCTCTAAAAAGCGTAACTGGTGCAACAAAAGAAGAAGTTGCAGAAATGTACAACGCTGTTGCGGCAACTGTTGTGTTTAATAATCAAGCGATTAATGGTACTCAAAAACTAGCAGTTTTAAAGCGAATTGCGGCTGCTGCTGGCGTGACACAAGACTTGCTTAGTGGGTTTGATTCTAATGAAGCCAAATACAATCAAAGCCTTAGGCGTTTAACTAACCAAGGGATGAAGATGGAAGATGCTTCTAATCAAATCCTAAGTGGTCTGTGGAATAAATGGATGAGTTCTGTTGATTTTACTTCAAAAGTTACTTCAAGGGGCAGTTCGTATATTCCGTCATCTGCTAGAACAACCGCTAAAAAATCATCCGATGCCGCAACGAAATCACAAAAGAAAGAAAAGACCGCTGTTGAATTAGCTACAGAAGCTTGGAAAAAACAGCTTTCTCTTTTGAAAGATAAGCTTGAATTGCTAGAAAAATCTGGTGCAACTGACCAAGAGCAAATTAATCAGATGATAGCAATTCAAAAAGCTATTCATGAGCAAGCAGATAAATATCGAGCCTTAAATCTTGGCAACGAAAGCGAAGAAGTTCGTCAACTCGGTATCCTTTGGTGGGATTATGCTAACGATATCTCTGACCTTCGTAAAAAGATGGCGGATGAGAAGAAAAAGCAAAATGATGAGGACGAAGCCGAAGAAAAAGAACGTCTTGAGAAGGCAAAAGCCCGTGCAGAGGAACTGTATAAGACAGAAAAGAAGCTGTGGGAAGAAAGGCTAGAAAAGCAAAAGTCTGATTATGAAACTGCTGTAAATGTCGTCTTAAAGAAGATTGATGAAGAAGTCGAAAAGCTGAATAAGCAAAGAGACGAAACAGAAAAATTCTATGATGACCAGATTCAAGCTCTACAAGATACCAACGATGAGCTTGATAGACAGATTCAAAAAGAGCAACTATTAGAAAATCTTGCCAAAGCCAAAGATAAGACTCTTTATGTTTTTAAAGATGGTCGATTCCAATATTTACAAGATACTGAAGCTATTGCTGAAGCACAAGCTCAACTTGACGCTTATAACCGTGAAGAAGCCCTAAGAAAAGAAACAGAGAATCTTAACAAGCAAAAAGAAAATGCTTTGAAGGCCATTGATGCACAAATTGAAGGCTGGAAGAAGTATCGTGAACAATGGGAAAAAGTAACAACCGACTATCAAGAGCAACAAGATAAGCTTATTGCCCAGCAAGTCTTGGGTATTGACCTTGAGCAAAAGAATTGGCAAACTAGATTAACAAATGTTCAAGATTTTGTTAATAAATATAATAATATTTTAGCACAGTTAGATGCTGGGTATCCAAAAACGCTAAAAGATTATTATAAAGACCAAGGCTTAAATAGTGATGGCAGTGCATGGAGTGGCAGTGGGTATGACCCTGGTACTGGTTCAGGCGGTACTTTAAGAGACGACGGAAAAGTTGATTATAAAGATGACAGCCCTGGAAAAGACATGGATAAAAACCAAGATGGTAAACCTGATTCTGGTTGGCTTAAAGACCAGGGCGCGCCTGATTGGGTGGTAAACTCTGCTAAACGGGATGAAAAGAAGAGTTCTTCAAGTCGAAGACATGCAAATGGAACTTTAAGCGCTGAACCTGGTTTGTCTTTAGTTGGTGAACGTGGGCCTGAATTAAGAGTTTTAGGTGGTGGAGAAGGTATCATTCCTGCTGACATCACTAGGAATCTATGGAATTGGGGCAAAATCAATCCTAATGCTTTTGCGCAAAGCATGAACAACGTATTTAACATTGATAATTTGTTTTTGCCTAGCGTGACCAATGCACAAAACTTTATTACTGGTTTACGGCAAATGGCATATCAAAGAGCATATAAGAGGACGTAATCATGCGCCCTCTTATATATAAAGAGGTGTAGTATGGACACAAATAACGAAATTCTTGATGCGATAGAAATTCTTACCAATAAAAAAATTGGTGAAAACATCACAAAAATTTTAACAGGAATTTGTAAATCTGTCAATATAAATAATAACACTTGTATAATGGACTCAAATGGCGTAATTGGTACAGTGCAGTTTTATGGGAGTCCTCCCGAAGTAAATGAATTATATAGAATTTTTGTACCTAGTAATAATATGTCACGGAGTTTTATCGTTGTTCCACCTAAATTTACTGTAAATCCCAATTTGTTAGATAACTGGTATTTTGGCAATCCGGTGGACCAAAGAGGGGGGTATGTGGTGCCGCCGGGAGTGGCGTATGGAGGAGCATCGTCTGGAACTACTACTAAGTATTACCCCGTTAAATCCACCTATATATACAACGATGTAAAATATGCGGTGTTTGATGTAGACGGGTCTGAGCGCAATGTGCCGTTCTATGCTTGCGTGCGGGGGTATATCCCCGCATGGAACGGGTACAGTATTGACCGCTGGAGCGTGGAGTCGGATAGTGAGATAGTAATCACCTTAGTCAATGGTGGCATTCGCGTCAAAAATACTGCAAACGTTGGACGGCAATTTAAGCAAATTCTTCCAGGCAATCTTAATATTGCTGGTATGATGATTACCATTAGTGCACTCGTAGGTGACGTAATTGGGAATGTAACTTATGTATTGACCCAAACAAACAATCCGTATCAAAACTCCACCGCATGTAGCATACCCACGAATGGGCTAGTTAGCTCAAGTGGCTCTGCGCTTACGGGGCAACAAAAAATAGTTTTTGTTTTGGACCCGGGTGCAGAAATCACCCTCCTCGCCGCCAAACTCGAACTCGGCCCCACCCAGACCTTGGCCCACAAGGAGGGGGACCGGTGGGTGCTCAATGAGGTTCCGAATTATGGGGAGCAGCTGCGGAGGTGTCAGGAGTACGCCGTAAAGTTACCAGGAAAATACTGGATTCCGACGAATCCTGATGGTGTTGGTCGGCTTAATATCCCACTCCCGGTCACCATGAGGACGAAGCCAGCGGTTACGTTTACAGTAGAGAAAAGTGCCGGGATTGACAATAACATTGTGTTTGATAATTCGCTGAGTGACGAAGCTCAAATACAGTTTTACACAGCTGGCATCGTCAACGCCGGGTATGTAAACGTTAATAACATTTTCTGCTCCGCTGATCTATAAGGAGGTAACAACATGGACATTAAGCTGCATGGGGTCCAGGCCCCCAAGAGCCGGGTGTATATCCTGACGGACGAGGCCGGGCGGGTGCTGCGTCTGGAGGGGGAGTACTCCCTCCCCGCCGACCTGACGGGCTGGATACTCATTGAGGAGGGACCGCCCTGCGACCGGCTTAACCTAGCGCAAAGTCACTATCTTAACGGCCCCCTGTACGACTACCAGGGCCGCCCCCGATACCGGTGGGACGGGGTGGCCCGCCGCGCCTGTTAGATACGCAGGATTTTCACCTTCTTCTGCTTTTGACAATGACCAAACGTCTACATCACCTGTAGGGGTGATTTTTACTTGTATTTGTAAAGCGAAGGGGCAGATAAACTTTGGAGCATAATAAAGGTAGGTGAAACACAATGTCTTTAACAACACCTATATTATATTCAATTCCGGCATTTGATGCAAGTCAACCTCAAGTATTCACATTCTATTCTGTTGGCGGGAATCAGGTCACTGGCAACATTTTAACAATCAAGAATAATGCTACGCTTGTAACCGTATATTCACAACAACAGAATACATACAAATTTGAGCATACACTTCCGGCTGGAACATTAACAAACGGTACTTATTACCAAGCAACTTTACAAACCGTAGATGCACAAAATAATAAATCTAATGCTTCTGCGCCAATTCAATTTTATTGTTACACCCAGCCTAGCTTTGCAATCAGTAATATGCCTGTAGGCAATATTATTGCAAACAGTAGCTTTGCTTTTAGTATTACTTATAATCAAGAACAAGGCGAAACATTAAACGCTTATGTATTTAACTTGTATAATGCTGGCGGAGCTTTAATCAGCACAAGCAATACGTTGTACAATTCAAGTACAACTCTGCCGTTTACTGGTACTTATCTGTTTAGCGGCTTTGAAGATAAATCTACTTATTTTATCGAAGTCAATGGTGTAACGTCTGGTGGCACTCAAATTACGACTGGCCGGATTAAGTTCACCACCAATTATAGCACATTTAATACATTCAGTTATTTATTCTTAACGAATAATTGTAGTGGTGGATATATCACGATTGAATCAAATATTGTTGGTATTGATGGTATAACAAACCCACAAAATCCTACATATATTGACAATAAAGAAATTGATTTAAGAAAAGATGGATATTATGTAAAATGGGTCGATGGTTATATAATTTCAGGAAATTGGACAATGAGAATGTGGGGCAGACAGTTTACGCCCGATAAAGAAATTGTTAGATTTTCTAATACGGATGGCGATATTGTCAGCATTTACTATCGGCAAACAACAACGCAAGCTTTCTTTGAAATGCGATGTGTGAATAAGAATTTTATATGGGGATATACCATTGAATCCCAGTATATCAGCCTTCCTGCTGATAATGAACAAGTGTTTTGTTGGCTAAGAAAAATAGACAATTTGTATGAATTAAAGATAGAGAATCGAGGTGTCGAGGCATGATAGGATTTATTGGGTATAATTTTTGTAGTGATGGGAATGCTCTCGACCCCTCGCCTACAACTATTAAAAATTTAACAAACACAAAATTACAAGGCGGCATTTTTGACCATTTTAACGTAACAAACAATGTTACCTTTGATTATAACTCAATCATCCCCGTGGCATGGGACGTTGACACGATTATGAATGCTAAATTTAATGGCAACGCTTCTGCTGGTAACGTTGAACAAATTGCTCATGATGTAACGTCTGTTCGTATTAAACGGAGAATTAAAGGCACGTTTAATTGGATTACAATTCGTGAATTGCCAGTAAGTAAAGTTGAAGATTTGAGTTTTATTATCACTGATAATTTGGCTGCATATGACACGGAATATGAATATGCTTTTGTGCCTGTTACGCAGGATACGGAAGGTAGTTATATTATTGAATCCATTATGTCAAAATTTGAAGGCGTGTTTATTGGTGATATTGATACTATTATTAAGCTAAGAGCTGGCGTAGAATACAATAACAATACAGCTAATCAGCAAATCGGCGTTTTTCAACCGTATGGCCGAAAATATCCGGTTGTTGTAAGCAATAGTATTATGCAATATCAAACTGGCTCTATTGGTGGATGGGTGTTGCCAGAATCCTTTGAAAAGACGCATGAGGTTGATAGAATTGGCATCACGAAAGAGAAGCAAGTTGTGCTTGATTTCTTGACAAATAAAAAGCCTAAAGTTATTAAAGATATGAATGGCAATAGTTGGCTTGCTTATTTTACGGGTAATCCCAACCTTTCTTATGACAATAGCTTTGGGCAAGGTATGGTGAAAATCAGTGTCGAATGGACAGAAGTCGGGGATGTGAATGATAAGGACGATTTGTTTGAAAATGGCTTAATCCCCACAAGGCGGTGACGCTATGTTAAATATTACACAAAACGATTATAACGTTATCAAGCAAAAAAATACAGAACGATATATCAAATTAAATCTACTTGATTTTAATTATAATATCGTTGATGAATTAAGTGGCAATATGCTTTCATGTAGCGTTCGATGCGATGCAGACAGTGATTTAAGGCGAAGTTGTAATGTGAGTTTTGTTGTTACAGATAGTGGATATGAAGTTGGGGCAGGAAACAGGGTTTGGCTAAACAAATATATCCAACTTTATATTGGCCTTAAAAATATTTATACTCAAGAAATCCAATGGTATAATCAAGGAATTTATCTGATTGATGCACCCAGCTATGAGTACAATGCAACTACGCATACGCTATCTTTTGCAGGGCTTGACTTGATGTCTAAGCTCACAGGTGCTAGGAACGGCCAATTACCGGGAATGCCTACTGTGATTAAGCAAGGTGAAAATGTAAGAAAAGCAATTATTGCTACACTTGCTTTGGGTGGATTTACTAAATATATCGTTGAAGAATGTATAGTTAATAAAGCTATTCAACCTGTGCCCTATGATATTCAAATTGACCAGGGCGGTTATGTATTTGATATTTTATCTAAACTAAGAGATATCTTGCCTAAATATCAAATGTATTTTGATGTTAACGGCGTTTTTCATTATGAACCAATTCCAAGTGGTGAAGATGACCCTGTGTTGATTACAGATGATATTTGGAATAGTGTTGTCACTGGCGAAACGGTTAGTACAGATTTTACTACAGTAAAGAATTATATTGAAGTTTATGGAAGAACACATGAAGTCCAATATTATGATGCTAATCCTACTTTCGCTTTTGTCGCACAAGTGATGTGGAATCTTTCATTTAATATCCCTGCTTATCAAGATTCAGAGTATTCTTTAATAGGCTTTACCATGCCATCTACGAGCGGTTTATCACCAGTAGGGATAATGAGAGTCGGTATCAATGGCACATTTATAGGAACTTTATTGATTCCCGCAAATACGTTACAAGCGAATCAATATTATGTTATTCAACGGATTCCTGCCAATAATAGGGGCGATAAATTTAAATTCTTAGGTGGTCTCCAAGCTAAATCAATTTGGCAAGACACAAACCCTGAAAGTCCATTCTATGTAAATGGCTCTGTAGGTATCATTCGTGAAGTTCTGTGCGGTGGAGAATATGAAAATATTACTTCTGACGATTTAGCTCAACAAAGGGCAGAAATTGAAGGATATTGGAAATGCAGACTGAATGATAATATTACATTAAATGTTGTTCCTATCCCATGGATAGATGTAAATATTGTAGTGTCCCATGCGCCAAAACAAGGTGACGTGACGAATAGGTATATTATCAAATCTTATTCTGTTGACTACGGGAGTGTAAGCTCAACAATGAGCATTACAATGATTACATTTTATCCTTATTATCCAATATTGTAAAGGAGTGATTAACTGTGCCGAGTCTATTTCCCTCGCAAATTCAAACGTTTCCAAACATGATTGAAATCACAGCTTCAGATGGAGCTTTAATCAAGCAATATCAAGAAGCAATGATAGAAGGTAATCTTGCTTTGGCACAAAATATCCTTGAACAAATCCCAAATAATCAAAGCAAGATTATTACAGCCGATTATCTGAACACAATCAACGATACAATTATAGCTGTGCAGAAATATTTTAACAACAGATATTCGCCCGGTTATATTGTATCCACAACTCAGCCCACTAATCAGCAAGACGGTGATTTCTGGTTTCAAGTCACGGGTGAAGTATAATGAGATTTTCAGATATTCAAATAGACGATAAGACTAAATGGGGTCAATATCAACAGTATTGGAAGAATGATTATTTTACCAATACGCTTGGCATGTTGACAGATGAGCAATTAGCCAAAAAAGGCTTAACTGCAAAATTGCTTAATGATTTGACTGAATATTTGGTTCAGATTCAAAACACAAAAGACGATACATTTAAACAAGATAATATTCCTGTTCAAGAAAGCCAACCTGCACAAAATAATGGTGAGATTTGGTTTCAAGTAACAGGTGTGATATGAGGTGAAATAATTGGGTAAATTATTTACCATGCAAGAAAAAGTAAATGGGGTTTATCAACCCTTGTACCCCCAAACATATTGGCAACAGGTGATTGGGGCTGATAATCAAATTACTACTGTAAATAACAGGATTAGTACGGTTCAGTCGAATTTACAAGGGCAGATAAATCAGAAGCAGGATGCTAGTACGGCGGTTAACCAGGGGAATTTAAAGAGTTATGTAAATATTACTTCCGGGTGGTATACAGGTAATGGTGAGGCAAATAGGACAATCAATTTGGGCTTTACTCCTGCCTGTGTCATTGTATTTCCTTATAATGGCATTATATTTGGAGGATATCCCTCATACGCACCTCGGAATATTTATGTATATGGTGGCATGGCTATCACAGGGCAAAAAGCTTATATTAAATGTAGTGCTGAAAGTCAACCAGCGACGTTGCTTGAGATTGTTACAAATGGTTTTACTGTTCATATTTTAAGTTCTAATGACAACGGTAGTTCGGATAACGCTGCTACAAATACTAACAATATTACTTATTATTATTTGGCTGTTAAATAAGGAGTAATTATGCAAATATTAGAAATTAAAAAACGTCCAAACGGTTCTCACTTAAACCAAACTTATCATGGAGACTTATTTGAAGGCTGGGCTTTTATCCCAAATGACATGGAGTTACCCAATTTCCCTTTCGGTGAAGTGATTGCTGAAGAAGATAAAGAAACTGGAATGATGACTGTTACAGAGTGGATTCCAGGCGAATTGCCTGAAACACCCAAAATTCCTCAAGATACTACTATTCCTGACCTTCAGAAAGAAAACACTCTTTTAAAAGCTCAAATTAAAGCAATGTCCGAGCGTTCAGATTTTATCGAAGATTGTATTGCTGAAATGGCAAGCAAAGTGTATTAAGGAGAAAACATTATGATGGCTGAATTTTTTGCACAAAGAGTTGTGCTAGGCAAGACTGAATTTAAAAATGTGCCTGAATCTTTGAAGGCTGATGTAGCTAAGATTCTTATTGAACAGGGGCTAGAAGATTTTGTGCCCGATGAATACAAGGTAAAGGAGTAATATTATAGACGCTAAGATTTTATATGAAATTTTTGAGACTACCAAGGTTAATAATCTGTCTGATTTGTTTGTGGGGCTGGCTTATTATAAAGACTTGACTCGTATGACCATTCAGAACGAAAAAGAAATTCGTGAGTTTATTGGCAAGCATTATAACGACCTTGTAAAAGCCTTTGCTAAGAGCTATGATGAATTTGTAGAAGTTGTAAAGGCTTGCGTTGAAGAAGATAAAAACGCTTGACAATTAAGCTGTCTTATGCTATAATCAAACCATCAATTAAAGGAGGCCGTGATTATGGCTAAGATGAGTGATGAAATGATTATTGGGATGATTCAGCAACACTTAGTCTGTTTGCAACGCTTTATCAAAGCTGATGAGCTTAGTGCTTCGGACTGGGAGCTTATGGCAAGCCATGCTTGGAAAATCGAGTGGCTATGCCAAGTGTTTGCTGAACAGAAAAAGAAAGAAGATAAAAACTAAGAGGGCTTCGGCCCTCTTTATTTATAAGGAGATTGTATGGAATACAATATTACGCAATCTTTGATGACAAATAACCCAAGATATAAGATTCAAACGAAACGAAATAAACACGCCTATATGCAACATAGCACAGGCGCGCCCGGAGTAAAAGCCAAAGATTTAATCAATAGATGGAATAGAAATTCTGCCCAAGCAGAAGTTGAATTTATTATTGATGAAACTGGTATTTACCAAATTATGCCTATTGGTATTAAGACATGGCATTGCGGTGGCAGTGCTAATAATACCCATGTGGGGTGTGAAATCTGTGAGCCTGAGAACGCAAGATTTATTGATGTAAATTGGCTTGCTTTGAGCTATGGTGGTAAGAATAATACTAAATATGCAGTGACTGTACTACAGAAAGAGCTAAATGCTTGGGGCTATAAGGTTGATATTGATGGTAGTTTTGGCCCGGCAATTAAATCTGCTGTAATTGCTTTCCAAAAAGATAATGGTTTAAAACAAGATGGTTCTGTTGGATTGGCTACGCTTCATGCTTTGCAGAAAAGACAAGATAGCTTTATGTCTTATAATATAAAGGAAAATCAAGCCTATTTTGAGGATGTTTATCGCAAGGCTGTATTTACTTGCGCTTATGTTTTAAAGCGATTGTACGTTAAAAACGTAGATAAAAATACTATTGTTTCACACGCAGAAGGATATAAATTTGGTATTGCTTCAAACCATGCGGATGTAGGCCATTTTTTTAGTAAACATAACAAAACAATGGATGATTTTCGGGCTGACGTGAAGAATTATATTAACGCTGGTGTGTTGCCTTATGAGACTGAAACATCGTTTGAGAAAGCAAAGAAAATGGGTTTGGTTAATTCTGTTAATAGGGTCGTAACAGAAGAAAAATTAGCAGAAATTTTAGATAAATTAAATTTATTGGGGTGATTGTATGGACATTATTACTCTTGTTCTACTTAATTTGGAAAAGGTCGGTTTTGGTGTTGCTATTTTTCTTGGGGCTTATCTAAGCAACATTTGCCTTGGGATTTGGCGCAATGTCAAAATTGAGGGCTATGAATTTGATTGGAAGATGATTGGTCAAAGCGCACTAAAGTTTGTTGTTCTTGGGCTAGGTATTAGTCTAATGTCTATTGTTGTTAGTGTTCTGCCTGAGTACATGACTTATGTAGGCATTGATATTGCAGATGAGACCATGCAAGTGATGGATGGTATTGTGATTGTTACTGCTTTTGTTACTGCCGCTTGTAAGTATGTGAAGGATGCTTTTCAAAAGCTAAAGGATATTCTAAGCGTTTAAAAGAGAGGGTTTTACCTCTCTTTATTTTTTTATTGGAGGTGGAATAATGGAAACAGTCTGTGATTTTAATTGCAATGAAGAATTAAATCTAATTTTTAAAGGCTCTACCCCCACGTTTAATTTCAATGTTTGTCTTGAAACTGAAAATATAGATATTGAGAATACGCATATTGTATTTGCTTCTGGCCCGACTGTGATTGATAAAAAAGGCCAAGATATTGAAGTAAAAGAGGGTGTTTTGACGTGTTCTTTGACGCAAGAAGAGACGCTATCTTTTAAAGGGAATCAAGTAAATATTCAAGTTTTGGCTACAATGCAGAATGGTTATAAACCAGCAAGCATTATTATGAATGTTCCTGTTAGTTCTACTTTGTTAGGCGGTGTTGGCTGGTGAGTTTTAATGCAAATGTTTCTTTCCCTTGTGGTGGTACTTTTAATTCTCAAATGGGACAAGTCAATGCTGTAAGTAGTGACTATAGCAAGTTAAGTAACAAGCCGTCTATTAACGGTGTTGTGCTAGTTGGTAATAAGACAAGTAAAGACTTTGGGATTGAAGGAGACAAGCATTTTTTGTTTGTTCAATCCATTGGATGGCAAGACCAATGTGTTTCTTTTAAGTGGTATTGGTGACCAATATGGCGTTAATGTTGAAAAAGAAGGTTATACTGGCAAGCATTTGACCATTACTAATGATAAAGACCAGACTTTAAACGTTGAACTTGTAGAGAACCCCCAAGGCTAACATATAATTATAGGGAACTTAGATGGATTTTACTCTGTCTAAGTTCCCTATTTTTTTTCAAATTATGAACAAATTATGAATGATATTTATCATCAAGTTCGGCTTGCCTTACAATGGCTTTAAGTGTTTTAATGTCGCTTACATGAATGGCACAATCATCAATATACCAGTCAGCTACAATCTTGCGGCAGTCGAAACCTAGCCATGGCACATTTTGGTTTACATAATCAAATTCTAGTCCATTTTTCTTGCACCAAACAATAGCTCCCTTAAGTGGTTCACCTTCACGGCAAGTCCATAAGATAAGCGTATGACCTAGTTTTTGTAAAGAATTTAATAAGGAAAATAGCTCTGTATTCGGCTTTCCGATGTAGGGGTACCTAGTACCTAGGGATAAGGTATTATCAAAATCTACACAAATAATCATAGTATTTTCCTTACTTTCCGGTATGACCAAAGCCCCCATCGCCACGTTCAGTAGGGTCAAGCTCTTCTACCTCGATAAGGGATACCTGTTCATAGGGCATAAACACAAGCTGTGCAATGCGCTCTCCATGATAGATGATTTGGGCTTCGTCTGTATCGTTATGTAGAGCAACAATATACTCGCCTGTATAATCCTCATCGCAAATACCTACGCAGTTAGCTGGTCTTAGACCCTGTTTAGTAGCAAGACCAGAACGGGCAAAAATAAGGCCACAATAGCCTTCCTGGGGCTGAATTGCCCAACCAGTGCCTATCTTTACTGTGGTGTGAGGGGCAATGTCAATGGTCTTTGGGAAAAGACGCATACGGGGGTATTCATAGCCAATATTAGCGTATAGGTCAAGCCCAGCGGCCTTATTAGAACCATAGGTGGGAACACAAGCGTCATTGGACAACCGCTTGATTTTAACGTTAATCATCACTTTTCTCCTTGATTGTTTTATTGTATCCACAGGGGTAAAATTCTGTGCAGACTCCGCCCCTATACTCGCATAGCGGAACAAGAAACTCCTTAAATTCAGGGCATTTTTTAATAACTTTATCTACGATTTCTTGCATTACAGCACGAGTCTCAGGGGAGGCTTGATTGCATAGACGTTTATGAGCCATAAACACAAGCTCTTGGGCGTTTATGGACATGACATGACTTACCAGTTCGTCTTGTGGGGCCTTATTACGGTCATACTTGTTTTGTCGGTCATTGCGTTGAGATTGAACATAGTGGTTACATCCAATGTGATGACGAACAAAATGAACTGAGACCCAATAAGGAATAGTCATCTTGACACCAAACCATAGTTCTCTTAGGGGGCTGTGTTCGGCTGCAATTAGCTTACGTTTCCATTCTTCTGTGGGCAGAGTGGTAGAGGTCTTACCTACTGTGTTAAGGCAACATTCCTTACACCAAGCCCAATCTGCATCTGTAGGCCACTTTTTAAGCTCAACCATCAAAAATCTTCCTCCACAGCTTCACGAACAAATACGATATATTCATCATCGTCAACGTCTAGCATGATATATAGGACTTTGTAAGACGTACCATGATAGAAAAGAAAATCGCCTTTGCTGGGGGCATAATTCATATGAGAAGGAATTTCAAATAGAAAGTGTTCTTCACTAAATCGGCCTTGGTATACACGAATAGGTGTCATATATATTCTCCTTTCTTTAGGGCAAAAGCCCATTGAATGTATTAAGTATAACAACTCAATGGGCTTTTGTCAAGTGTTTTATTGTTCGTATAAAATAATTTTGTTTTGAGTTAAGGTTTTGGGTACATCAATCACGCGTTGGTTAGATGAACCAACCCAATGCTTGAAAGGTGAAAGTTGTTCTTGAATAAATTCTCCGTCAACTAAGACATCAATATCAATAAGTTGTTTTTCATTTAATTCTTCGTATTTGTAACCAGTATAAACCCAAATAGATTTATGAAATGTATCGTGGATATATTTACACAATTCTAAGATTTTATTACGATTACAGGGATGAAGTGGGTCCCCTCCGGTAAATGTAACACCAGAACACCAATCTTGTTCTAATGTGTTAGATAATTGGCTAGTTTGAACATTTGTCCATTTATCACCATTTTGACTATCCCAAGTTTCTGGATTGAAACAACCGTTGCATTTATGCTCACAACCAGTCACCCATATAACGCAACGTAGCCCATCACCATTATTCATATTACAGTTGTCAATTTTAAGATAATTCAATTAAATCACCTCACATTGACTTTCTGTCTTTAAATTCAGCAAGTTTATGGTCAGCATACATTGTACGGCCTTTTACTTTAGAATACCCAAGATAGCCATTCATGCGTTCAATACGAGTAAGATTTTTGCTACCGCACTTAGGGCATTCATCGTGGTCAATAAAAGAAGCTCCACAATCTTCACAATAATCAAGTTGTAGATTTACGCCTTCATAGAAACCCATTTTCATAGCTCTACGGATTAGTGTTTTCATAGCTTCAATGTTATAGTCTGTTGTGTATCTACAATACTGAATATTACCACCATTACATAAGTGGAACATGGGATATTCAATGTCTTGTTTTTGAATGGGAGAGATTTCTTCCCAAACACCGCAATGAAAAGAATTAGAAGTGTATGGTCTATCAGATACTCCTTTGATAATACCATACTTTTTGCGGAATTGCTCTACTTGAAGTCCCGAAAGTGTTTCGGCGGGAGTTCCGTAGCTAGCGTAGAGAATATTATCAATTTTTTTATACTTTTCTTCGTAGCCATTGATAAATTTTAGCACTTCAATGGCAAAACTATTATCTTCTACAATAGTTTTACCATAATATAGAACGCTTGCTTCGTTAAGTGCAGTAATACCAAAGCTCATAGTCATAGGTCGAAGGAAATCTTCACCCAGTTCTTGTTCGGGGTCAAGATGTCCATTTAAGAAACCGCCTTGACAATAAGCTAGAGGATTGGTTCCAGCCTTTTTATGAGAAAGATAATTGAAAGTACGCTTATGAATAGCACGGCACATATCAAGATAATAAGTTAAGACTTCATAGAAATCTTTATTTTCTTGTTGGGCTTTTGCTACAATCATTGGGAAATGAAGGGAAATGGCCCCAAGATTACAACGCCCTTCGTAAATAGGCTTATCATTTTCATCAGCGGGATACATACCGCCGTGTTCATACCAAGGAGATAGATTAGCTCGACACAAGGAGCTTACGCCCCTTAGACTATATCATAATTGTTTGGTCAATTCTTCGCGCTTCCACAACAGGAATTGCACCTATTATGTACTCTACTCAGTTACTTTCTGATACAACCCAAATTACATACCAGATACCCTTTCGATAGTCGTTGGACTTTATATTGTTTGTTGTTTTAAGTAGAATTTCCATCCTTTATGAGTTTTACATTTTCCAGATAAACAATCTGCTATTGTGGATTGTCTTAAATTATGTTCTTTAGAAAATTTACTTTGGTTGAAAAATTCAAATATTTCTCCATTTGGAGAAACTCCAATAATATTTCTTTGTTGATTTGGCTTGTATTGATTGTTTTCTATTTTTGATACGAAGCAACATTTTTCAAAACAATATTCTTTTGAATCTCCATAAATATCTTTGTCAAATGATAATTCTCCATTTAATAATTTTTCTTTATCAAATCCTTTTATTTTTGAGACTTCTGATAAAAAATATTCAAAATCATGCCATTCTTTACAAACTTTGACACCTTTTGCACCGTATTTTTCATACGCTTTGCATTTTTTGTTTTCGCATCTTCTAATCATATTATACCAAATCATATATATTGTTCTTCTATAGCTATCAATCATTTTTCCACCACCTTTATTTAATTTTAATATATAACAAACAATATCTTAGCACAGGATTATTCTGTTAATACAGACCTTCCCTGTTAGCAGAAACATTAACAAGTCATTTTCTACTTGAACTTACGTTGTTTCCACACCCTACTTTTGTAGGTTCACGAAGTTTTATATGGGCTGTGATGTCATTCTTAACCCATTCTACTAATGGTTACACCGTACTTTTTATAAATGCTTGGAGCATAGCCGTCACCGGTACAACTAAGAAAATCAGGGTACATACATTTACGGCTACAATCGACCGCTTCATTAAAAAGCCATTCTAGTTTTTTGCCTTCGTCATGTAAATTTTCATCATAGAAGAAACTGAGTTTTGTAAACAGAACAGGGTGCTTAAACCCAGGTTTGCCTTGACCGTTTTTTCGTACTTTCATGCAAACAGAAGAAAGCATAGTAGAAAATCTATTTGTGCCCAAGCCAAAAGAGATACTTGTGAACAATTTATACCGTTACTTTCGTAATACTTTAACTCCGCTCAAAGCAGACGGTTTAGACTATCTTTTCAACTTATAAAAATTACATAAGTTGTCTTGTCTTTCTTTCATGTATTACAACATGATTTTACTCCCTTACAGGATAGTCGTTACACCTTCTCATTTTTCAATGAGCTTGGCACGGTATCGCCATGTGAATTAAATTCATTTAGGTTTTCACCGTCAGCGTCTTTGGGAATAATATTACCTTCATCATCAATCAATCTATAAGTATGACCTTTATAACTGAATCTTTTTGTATGTGGCTGACAAATACGTGAAATATATTTGACATATTTTATATCGCCAAATTCATCTAAAGCACATTCGCGCATTGAGTTATAGATTTTACCGGTTGTAAGGTCAATACATTTTTTTGAATTTTTGCACAATTCACCTTTTTTGCCGAACATATGATTTTTTTCGCCTATTTGAGCTTCAGCAATTTTTTTCTTTGTAGTTTCAGACAAATGTTTATGTTTAGTCGAACTTTCGTGATTATATCCTTTTTTAATTGTGTTATAAAGTACGATATAATATTCCTCTCGTTCGTTGGCTAAAACATCTTCACATTCTTCTAAAACAGAAAAAGAAAAATTTTCAATACCATAAGAACGCATAGCTTTATACAAAGGTCTGCTTCCACCTTTAATATGTGGAAATTTATATAAGTCTTTATGATTGTTCCAACGCTTTTTATAATCAATAGTTTGTCCGACATAAGACTGATTAGTAATAATATTGGTAATTTTATAGATGTACATTATTTTACCTCCAATTGAAATACCTAATGCACAAAGACACACGCATTAAATAATGCTTAACAAGAAGTTTACTGATATGTCACCATATCAGGCCCCAACACTTTTAGGGTAATCGCCACGGCTAGAAGCAACAGAATTAAATTTCATTTCCCAACCCTGAAAACCCTGCTCTGCTTCGCGTTTGGTTTTGTTAAAAGCCCACTTATCTGCTTCCTCGTATGTAGCACTAGGCTTAATGTCGTAATATTCTTTTAGATAAATGTCATAACTCTTTTTTGCATAAGGAGCTAGTAACTTGTCAATCTCGCTAATAGTGAATCCACCATACTGGCAAGCGGCGGCATTGATAGCCACATCTGCTACAAGGTCGAAAGCTACATCAAGAGATTTAGGTTCTTGATAGTCAAGATTGCCCATTTCAAAACCGCCAGTAAGAACGGATTTCATATCGAACAAGCAACAATTCACCGTGTCAAGTCTGCTTCCTCTATCGTGGATATAGATATACCCTTCTGACATGGCTTTTTCTTCTTCTACTGTTAAGAAAAACTTTTTATAAAGTTCGCTGTTTAATTCGTTATAAACAATCGCTTTTTGTGTGGTAACAAGGGCACTGTCGGCGTTTGCATTACTTCTATCACCAATAAAAGACAAAGACAACTTTTTATTGTATACTTTGTCCAACATCGCAGCAAAAGTGCTTTTATTGTCTCTGTATTCACGATAAGACTTTGCTACTCTGGGTTCTACTTGGTCAAGAGCACATTCTACCATATTATGGATAGTGTTTACATGGACAGGAAGCTCGTTATACTGTAATTGTTTTTTTACAGAATTAACTACTTTGTTTTCATCTTTTTCAGACAAATTTACGCATACACGTTCAGCGCTTTTTCGGATAGCTTTCTTGATTTTATCACCATCAAAAGGAACCGTAACACCATTTTTTTTGGTAATTTTAATCAATCAATATCACTCCTTTGAAAAATTATCCCACCTTCTCAGATGGGATAAAAATTATATCATAAAAATGTTACAATCATATTAATAAATTGTAAACATTTTATGAACTTTAGTCAAGTTCGGGGGTATCGTCATCACACCCCATTACTTCAAGGGCTTCTGCTGTAGTACCACAATAATTAGGCTTGATAGAATAATCAAAACCATATTTATGCTTAATGCCTGACAGGACTTGATTGATTGCTCCAAAGCCAGTATTATCTTTTAGATGTGGTCTTGCAAGCGACACAATATCATCAATACTTAATTCGTCATCAATTTCTACCATATGGTAGTGATTAACGGTCTCTTTTACACAAAAACGCTTCATGCTTGTTTCACTTCCTTCTTTCCTAACTCACGCAGATAGCTGTGGATTTGCTGCACACAATGTTCGCATACTTCTGAATAGCTAATATCATATCCACCAGGGTTAATTTGTGTTCTAACTGTATTTGGGTTATATAAACTTAGTCGATATGCTACTTGTCCATCAGGGATTTTATTTTGACAAACATCACACATACGAACAATCATACTATTCTTCACTCCTTACGATTTGATACAATGCCGTTTGCTCTGGAATAAACTTAATTCCATATTTTTCGCTATACAAATTAAGATTATCAATGATACGAACAACGCTTTCTGCAATTATGTCATTATGAAATCGCACAATATACAAACCTGATTCAAGCGATTTATATCCCAAATTTTACTCCTCCTTTAATAGCTCACAGAGCCAAGTCTCTCTTTCTTTTTGTTCATGCCGTTTAAGCCCTTCCTTGATTGTCTCAACATTGCCAATCTCAATCAACTGCTCTTTTGCACGACTATCAGCGACATACAACAGATTACTGCTTAACATACGTTTATGCATAGGACTTGTAATCACAATTATGGCCTTAGCCTCACTACCTTGACTCTTGTGAATACTAATAGCATACCCAAGCAGTAGATTGTTCATATAAGGCCCATAAATCCTTGCCATGCCGGTATCAAACTCAACAGCCATAACAATGCCTGTATCAGTCTCTTTGATATACCGAATATAGCCCATATCACCATTCATAACCATGATGTCGTTCATGCTTTCAACCAAAGACCCATCCTCATCATTCCTAAAGCACGGACAGTGATATTCGTTGTGGGTGTTGATTACTTTATCACCCACCTTGAACATGATTTCCTCGCCACCGCTTATCTTACGAATAGCATTAGTGTCGGGGTTTGGATTGTATCTGGACTGAATGGCCTTATTGATTGCTACTGTACCAACAGGGCCTTTATTAAATGGGGACAATATCATTATATCATCTTTGGCGTATTTGTCAAGCAAAGATTCATAAGCATTAAGGATTTGTGCTATAGGCTTATCGCTAATGGAAATAAACTGGTAATCAGGATAATTACTGTTTTGTCTTGGGCCAACCTTACCTTCACGAGTATCAGTAGCTACCGTAGCAAGGCCAGATGAACCATACCGGAAAATCTTAGTTAGTGTTGCCATAGGTACAATGTCTGAGTCAATGATGTCTTGTACAACGTTACCGCAAGAGATAGAAGCTAACTGTGCTTCATCACATACAAAGATAAATCGTGTATTGGACTCGCATATATTAAATAGCTTAGACAACAAATGAACACCAACCATACTGCACTCATCAATAATGACAAAATCAGAGCTAATATGACCGTCTTGAGCCAATACCATGTGGATGGTGCTTGCGGGGCGACCTGTTGTTTCTTTTAAGCGTTTTGCTGCTTTGCCTGTTGGAGCAAGCTGGGTATAGTTTTTATGGTTAGCTTCAAGCATTAGCACCAACGCCTTCATTACTGTACTCTTACCAGAACCGCCATAACCTCTTAACATAGCAACCATGTGTTCATTGGCTAAAGTAAGGATTTGCTTTTGCTCATCTGTACACTCAAACCCATCAATGCTTGTAAAGTCATCAACATTCATGCCTAAGTTACAATCTTGCTCTTTCTCTAAAGCGAGACGGCCAAGGATGTTCTCAGCAATGTTAACTTCAGCCTCATAAGTGGCCTTATTACTGGAATATTCTTGCTCTGCATCATAATAAATTCTTTCACTATTACGTACAGCATTCCTTACATACTTTGCGCATTCAGGCACTTTTTCTTCGGCCAATTCCTCAAGCAAATCTGTATAGATTCTGGTGTCGCCCTCATCTTCATTTTCTTGTAGAATAGCCAAACAAGCAAACTCGCAACGTTCTTTAGAATCAATTAAATCGGGCCGTTTGTTTAAGACATATCTATCAGACTTATCAAAAGAATAATTAAGCAAATCAAAGAAGATGTGATAAGGGCTGGATTCAAGGGCTTGATTTAGCTCTGCCGGGGTAGCAAAAACAGTAATCAATTTACTAACATCACTATCATTTTCAATCCCCCAATCAGAAGCAATAGGTAAGAACTGAATGGTGGTGAAATAGCCTTTGATTTTATTCACATATTCCTCAAACCGAACAGAGCCAACATTGTAAATTTTCTTGTGGTCGATTTCTTCTTCACGTCCATCAAGTACCATCTGAACAAAATTGGGATATGCTTCATGGACATACTGGGGTTGGTTGCCATCACAGATATGGCGTAAAATTTTTAGTTCTTGTTCAGGCGTGATTTTAATACCTTCAGCATTAACATTAATATCAGCGAATCCAGCCAAAACATAACTTGCTGGGTATTTGGCCCTTTGGTTCTCTCTGATTTCAAGCTCGTATTCATCGCCCACATCGACCATGCCAAGGTTGGTTCCGGCCAAAGTAAAGTTGTTGTATTGGTTGAGCATTAGGTTAGGGTAGTCACCAACGGGTTCACAACTTAGGACTTTATAGCCGTTAGTTGGGTTAAAGAAAATCCGCTTATTTGGTTTTAGTTTAATTTTAATGCTCATTATCCAACTTCTCCATCAACTGCTTGCCATACGACAAGTACATCTTTTCCGTCTACGGTTAATAAATATGTGCCATCTGGATAAAGGCCGTCTGCGAGGTATGTACCTTCATCAGTAGTGAATACGGTTTGAGTTTGGTTATGGGCGACGGGTTTTGCGGGGACATAGGTTGTATTATATTCAACATTATCGCAAGTAATAAGACCATTTACACCTACAAATGTTATTACAACACCAATCAACGTAAAGAGCCATTCTTTTTCCTCTATACATGCTAATGATATAACCAGACCTAATACAAGACAAATCGCAACACAAGCAACTGTGCAGATAAAGCCAACATCAATCATCCAACAACACCTACTTTCTTAAATTCTTCAACTTCACCGTTAATCATTTTGACATAATAGATAGCGCTTTCATAACTAAACAATCTAATGCGGACTTCTGCCGCCATATCATCACAACGGTCAAAAAGTTCATCATCTGTAAGAATCGTGCCATAACGAAGAACGTCAATTGTTGGATGATATTCGTCAAAGTTTTCAAACATACAAGTGGGGACAAAATAGTAATTTAACTCATAAGTGGAGATATTGTTGTTATTATTTAAAGTTCCAATATCTACCTCTACATTCTTACCCCAAGGAATTGAATACTTTCCAATTCCAAAAACAGAGTCTTTGACGGAATTAATTTCCGTGTGATACTCTTTATTAAAAGTTTCACACGCCTTATCAAAAGTCATAAGATGCATTTTCATAAAACAAACCTCCTTGTTTGATGGTTTAAGTATACCATGTCGCAAGGAGGTTGTCAAGGATTATTTATAATTTTCTTGATGATATGGGGCATTCGGTGCTAATGCTTTTGCCACATTTAACACAATGATATTTATACATAATGCCACCTGTATTAAAGCTTATGCTAATAAAGTCCCAATCATGTATGCAATCTACCTCCTCAAGATTTGACATAGATAGGTTATTGCTTTTGCAAGTACACTGCCCTATAAATGGTGCATTAACTCTGCCGCATCTTGGGCAAATCCATCCTTCTTTCATTCTTCTTTCCACTCCTTTACATAAGTAATAATATCCTCAATTTTAGTGGCTGTAAATTCGCCTTTTACCGTAATATTTTCGTTTATTTTATTATATCCTTCATAATATGACTTTTTGCCATCTGTTTCTACTGTTACACTAAACTCATCGTCTGGTTTTTTCTCAATAATAATACGGTTAACCGCAGAAGGAGTAATTTTAAATTGCATCATTCTTCTCCACTATGCCTTTCTGTAGTCAATTCAAGACTACCATTATCATTTATCCCCTCTACTCTAATCACCTTGCAAGGAAAAACGCTGCGACTATAATTCTTAATTCTAAAATCATCGCCATAACGATAACCTGTTAAGATAAGCCCCTGTCCTCTTGCAAACCAAGATTTATCTGTAACAGTTTTAGAACCATTGGGGTTTATCATAGAGATTTGCTGTTTCATGTAAGCATATAGCCCTCCATCAAACTTTACATTAACAACATTATCATGGTAATCAAGAATAGTGACAATATGGTTATTGTCATTGCGGGCAAGCACCACGCCAATAATCTGGCTCAAAGAAAATTGTTTCCATTCGCGCCCTTTGAAAGATTGAGTGATAAACACTGGTTCTTCTGGTAGTTGTTCAAACGGCGTAATGTTATATTTTGCAGCGTTTACATTGGCATATTCGTGTTGATTTGAGTAGAATGAGCATGAATCCAGACTCCACCTATTCACATCCAATCCATCTACACTCTCAATCATACTCTGTTTAGCTCTGGCTTTATTAAACTTATCCAAGAACTCGGGTGTATTGATATAGGCTTTTAGCGTTTCAATAGACGGTGTAAGCAACTTTTCGAGGCTCTTATCAACAATAACCCATCTATCATCTTCAAACCAATAATCTACGCCTTCGACCATAGAACTTTTACAATGATTTTCAAAGTATTTTAGGGCTTTTTGGTCTAACCAGTATAAAGTCTTAGACTTAAACTTAGGGTGATTTCCATACTTAAATTGCTTATTGCATACATACTTTCTAAAGTTGTATGGGCCAATGATAGACTTAGGGATAGGCACTCTTGCGGCTTTGATTTGGCCTATATTGTTCATAGCAAGAGATGTGACGTTAGGCGTAGATAAGATGAAATATTGTCTCATCACAACACGTCTGTCAGGCTCAAACTCATCAAAACATCCGGCCTTGATTAGTTGGATGAACTTAGATTTGGTGATAAGTGAGCCTTTATAGGCGTTTTTGTTATAGAAGTCGGTAAAGGATGTGTACGGGCGGTTGGAGAGGATTTGACGAGAAATATCAATGTTAATACCGGCTATACCACCAAGTCCAAACAAGATAGCGTTGTCTTTTTCACGAGGGGTAAAGTCGATATTAGAGTCATTGATAGAAGGAGCATGAACCTCAACTCCATACTTTTTCATCTTGTAGATAGCTTTGGCCATTTCCCCGTAGTCTGTTGAGCCTGTGTTTTCTTCGTCTGTTCCAGTCGCTTCTACAGATAAACAAGCACAGTTCCAATAAACACGGGGATAGTAATAGTTAAGATTAAGCTCTTGTAAAGCGATGATAGAGTAACTATAAGAATGTAATTGACTGAAAGAATAGCCCATACTGGCCGCAAACACTACGTTCCAGATATAATCAGCAAAGATTTCTCTTGTGCCTTGACGTTCGCAACAATCAAAGAACAACTGCTTGGCTTCAGCTTGTAATTTTTCATCCTTCTTGGCGATGGATTTACGGAGTTTATTGGCCTCTTTAAGTGTATAGCCAGCGGTATGCTCATCCATACTCAACCGCATCACCTTTTCTTGGCTATCAGCCATGCCATAAGCGTCTGCAAGATACTTCCATAAAATAGCCTGCTCATCTTTGTTCAAGCCAAAATCAGTTGTATCTTTCAACCAAGCGTCTTTTGACTGTTTATAGCGGATATATCTGTCAATAGGCGTTTCATCCGCATTGTCTGGCATAAGACGAAGTAAGCTGTTTGCAGCCGACAAATCCATTACACTATGAGGATGAGTGGCAGACAGGGCTTTGGTGCTGATTGGGGTGTCAAACTGGAACACAGAATAAATAGTAGGTAGAATATCCCACATATCAGGTGTTTTATAATCTAATACGTCAGGGTGTACCCATTTATAATATGTCTTTTTTAGAGAGCCTTCGTCCTTAATCTTGCCATTCTCAAGTAAATAATCCATTGTGCGATGAATCTTATCTGCGGCTTCAACCGTAAGCATATCGAACTTAATACATCCAGCAGCCTCATCATCCCATAGGTCATAGCAACTAATTAACGTTCCATCTGCTGAACGCATAGCAGCTATATAATCTGTGTAGGGGGTGTTGCATACAAGTACACCGGCGGCATGAGTGCCACGGTTAGTAATCAGCCCTTCAAGAGCCAACGCAGACTCAAGTAAGTGTGGGTATTGGCTTAGTTCGGACTTGAGGCCGGGAGCTGGGCTAATGCCTTTGTCTTTGTTCCCATACACAGCGTCTTTTAGCTTACTAACCTTGCCACGATTAACAGGGATTAAAGACTTAAAATAAGCCGCTTTATCATTGGGTATATCAAGACCCTTACAGGCCCGTTCAATAGCCGTTTTAGAGGAAATCTTAGAAAATGTGCCTACATTGATAACCTTATCTTCGCCAAAATATTCCTTCATTTTGTCAACTATGGCCTTTTTCTTTGAGGCTTCTGAATCATTGTCAATCCTTTATACCGTCTCTTTCGAGATACTTTAACATTGCTCTAAGCAATCGGAGTAGACTATATCTTCATCTCCAATAGGAGAGAGTGGCACAGGATGTGGGGAATTTCACCCCACACCACTTAGTCGTTGCACCTTCGTTATAGTGTGTGTAATTTGAACCCACGGCTTCTGCCGTTTCGTAGTAGGCTATTAAAAGACACATTAATGTTATGTTCTTTAATATAATCTTTAATTGGTTGCTGACCCGGCATAGGCTCTGTTTTTGTTCCGTCTGGATACTCAATCACATGATATTTATAATTCCGCATTGGCCCTAATCCAGACGTTCCGTAACCTTGATGAATATTATCTTTTTGTGTAGTCCATTCAAGGTTAGTATCTTCGTTATGCTGGGTTTTGCCGTCTTTATGATTGACTATGGCTCCTTCAAACCATCCATCTACATAAGCCAAAGCTACAAGTTGATGTACGGCAAAACGATATGTTTCATTATCTTTATACAAGTCTACATAAACATAACCGCCTTTGTTAACAAAACCACGCAAAACGTGTGGTGTTTTATACTTATAACTAATAACTTTACCATCTCTTGTGACTCCATAATCTTCAAAATTCTCAATTCTTTTGATTTCCATATTATTACCTCCTTTCTTTTAAAATACACACTATAACGCTTGGCACAGGATTACCATGTCCTTTCGGGTTTAGGTTTCCCCTGTTAGCACGGTTTACACCGTACACCCCAGATGTCTGGGTTCACCACTTTGTTTTTCTATGTGTCACCACATAGCCAGACTATGTTGTTAATCTGGAAGCTCAACACCACGTTGATGGTTTAAGTGTCTCCAACTAGGCATATAATCACCCAATGGTACTGGGTCAATCTGTGTGACTTCGAGCAAATAACACGTCAAGAATCCAGCTGCACTGCCTCTTGCTGGCATAGCTAAACTACCAGATTGCCAAATAAGCTCAATAATCTCTGACATGGTTGAATAATAACTGGCCATAGACGTATCAAGCTGTTCACTGATAATCTTTAGCTCTTTCCATTCTTCATCCAATCGAGCGATATATTGTTCAATAGGCTTACCTTTGCTTACAATTTTGTCTTGAAGGCCCTGTTCAATCTGACTGAAGAAATATTGCTCATGTATTTCGGGCCGATTAGAATACCAACCAAAGTTTGGGTACTTATCATAATAATCACTGAATACATGACTAATAGTAAAGTCTGGTATCTTTTCAAGTGGAAGCTGCGGGATAATTGGATTGTGCTTGATATTGTAGCCTTTAATTCTTTCACCTAACTCGCAACTCCATTCAAACATCTGGCCAATTTGAGCTTCACTAAAATCAACCAATAGATGTTCTCTTAATTCAGCCTCATCCATAAGATAAGCTGTGGCATAGAAATCGTCAACCTCTCTATCCCCCTCTTGCGACTGTAAATAAACCTTATGAATAAAAGCGTCCTCTTTACGGAGATAATGAGAGTCAGTGGTTGGGATAATAGGGATGCCAGTTTTTTTATGAAGCTCCCACATTAGAGTATTGACATGGCTTTGGTCAGAATTAGCGTTTTTAGCGGGTTGAATTTCAAGGTAAAAATTGCCCTGACCAAAGATGTTTTGTAAACTCATGGCCTCGTCAAACGCCTTATCCATACCACGACCATCATTATATTCTTGTAGTAGGAGCTTATCAATCCTTGACCCTAAACAAGCTGTACTGGCGATAACGTGACCCTGATTAGGCTTGACAATTTCCTCAAGGTCACTATAATAAGTCGGCCTACGGAACATCTTACCCTGTCTCCACGCTCTTAACCAAGCACGAGTCGAGAGTAAGCGCAATTGGTGATGGCCTTCAGTATCAAGAGCAGTTAAGATAAAGTGATAGTAAGGGATAGTATTAGGGATTTGGCGATTAAGGTTATCTTCTTCTTCAGTAAGTAAATATACCTCATTGCCCAAGGCCAATGTAAACGGCCTATTCTTTTCCATCTTATCATAATAATCTAACGCCTTGATATGGCTTGAGATACCCTCATGTTCTGTAATGGCAATGCCATTAAGACCAAGGTCATAAGCACGCTGAATCAAGTCAGGAATCTTACAGATAACATCAGGAAACCCTAATAAGGCATTGCTCATATCTGTGTGATTGTGGTTGTTAAAGTAACTCAATTTTTTTCAACCTTTCCTCTGCAATCTTAAAATACCCTTCATCTAACTCAATACCAATAAAATTACGGTTTGTATTAACACAAGCTACGCCCGTTGAACCACTACCCATTGTAAAATCAAGAACTGTATCGTAGGGCTTCGTCCACAATTCAATACATCTCTTCATAAGCGCTACTGGCTTTTGTGTAGGATGCGCCACGCGTTCTTTACTCCAAGGAACAATAGGGCTAATATCTGTCCAAACATTACTCAATGCTCTAAACTCACAGCCATTCTTCATCCCTAAACCACCAGTCTTTTTCTTAATTGTGGACGGAATTTTATTGAATGTATAATCGTTGCCATTACTGTACCACAAAATATCTTCTCTTGTAGATACTAAATGCTTTTTACCACCACGACCTTTAATTCTGTCATAAATAATCCAGTCTTGTATAGTATAGTATTCGTCCATAATAGTTTTTGTTTTACAAACATTAGACCAACCTTGGAATATGATAATATTTGAATTTGGCTTTACCAACTGTTTAGTAAGAGCGATTGCAGACTCAATATCAAAATTTTCGTCCCAATTGGCTTGAGAAATATTATACGGTGGGTCACAAATCACGGCATCTACTTGAACTTTTCGTGCAATCAAATCTTTCATTATTTCAAGACAATCGCCATTGTAAAGTTGATACATCCAATCCCTCCTAAAAATTAAACCGCAGATTTCTCCACGGTTTAATTGTAACATATTTAATTATGGTTGTCAAGGCTTTCTTTAAACATATCGCAAGCTGAGGTATCTTCATAACACAGGTGTCCGAACGGATATGTCACCCCAGCTTTTTGTTCGCTTGGTGTCGGATGTTGAATCATACAGCAGAGATTCCAGTCTCCGCCTCCCATGTAATAAGCACAGTTACCACAAACCTTATCCATGCTCAATCCTCCGGTAAATCAATGTGACACCAGCGGTCTGTAGATGAACAAGGACTGACATCATCAATCATGTTGCTCCACCAATTACGCCAATTTAACTTTCCTACAAAGCACAATTCTTTATCTCGTTGCCCAGCTATAATTTGGCTTACAAGCATATATTCATCAGACCCAACCGGATAATCCTCAACTTTATGCCATTTCATTTAGACTAACCTCCCGCATCAAGTCGTTTCCATCAAAACTTTGATAACAAGAATCCCAATGCTCAATTTTATACGCAAACAATTTAATCTCATCACCGCAGTTTAATTCTGGAATAGTATTTTCACCGTATTCCCATCTAATAATTCTGCTAATGTTACAGTTGCATGAGTTGTCCCCATCAATAAAATAATGTTTAGCAGATTCGTCAGAGTATTCAAAACCTAAATCATAATGTATTACGAACCATCTGTCCTCATATTCATATTTACCTACAAAGATTGTTCTTTTATGGCTCATTTCTCCATATTTAACATCTCTGCCAATGCCTTGGTTAGAATAAATTGGAGTATTGATAATTTCTAAAAACTTGTTTTTTGCTTGTTCTTCGGTAAAATAGTAATATCCTTCTGTAATCCCATAATCTTTTTCAATCGAGGGCGAAGCATCTTTATTCCAAGCCCCGCCCCATACATGAATCATCCATTCATTCATTAGCTTTCTCCTCCAACCGATTTACGGTTTCGACGAGTTCGTTGATTTTGTTGCTAATTGCATCAAAAATCGCTACTTCACGCCCCATAAACACACAACCTGTCTTTTTGATATCTATCTTTTCAATCTTGCCTTCATCCTTCTTAGTGAAATTATACTGGCCGATGCGGTTGTAGCTCGGAAACCCTTTCTCATACTCATAAACCGTGATATAATCACAATCGCCATTGTTATACATAACATGAGGTTCGTAAAAATTACGTTCCTTACAACGTTTGCACTGACAGATTGAATCGATATAACCAATTCTCTCGGTGACATCTTCTACATAATCGCCTACATGGAATTCGTATTTCATATTATTCTTTCCTCCTTATTCAACAAGCATCGGTTCTAAATCAGTGTATGTGAATAAAAACATTGATTCACCGCTCCTCAAACACCGTTTTAGTAGGCAATGGTTTGGTTTTAATGCTCTCCATAGGATTTGGTAATCTAAATAACACAATAGTACCATGGAATTTAATAATCCCACATATCTTACACTCCTATATCATATTGTTTAAATAGATGCCTTTGCGGTGCAAAATCTTTTCCAAAAAATTGTAATTCACATTGTAATCTATATTTAATTGCTTCTTCTTGTGTTGCAAATCTTTTTCTGAAAGTTCCTTTGTCTTTTATATAAAGCATTGCACACCATTTATCTCTATCTACTTCATAATATATGCCCATAATTTTATTTATTGGATGTTTATTAAAAGAATTTTGTTGACGTGTTGTAATTCGTAGATTTAACCTTCGATTATCTTGTTTGTCTCCATTTATGTGGTCAATATCCATTCCTTTTGGGCTTCCTATAATTAATCTATGAAGTAAAATTTGATTTTTATGTGTTCTGTATTTTGAAATAAAATATCCTTGTTTGTTTCTTGTCCAAATTCTTTCAGAAATCAATTCATAGTCTTCTAAATCGAATATAAAATATTCAAGATTATTATTGGTATAACAAACGCCATAATCTTTTTTAAAAATATAAATGTTTTCTTTTATCAAAAATCATCCATCCAGCTTTCTTCACTTTCATCTCTATCCTCAACCTTACTAACCTCAAACTGCTTAATCTTACCTTGAGGTTTAACCACACCATTCCATTCATTTGTAGATAAAGTTACAATCAAAGATAGACTTTTTCTACCCTTTTGTGTCAACCTGTCTACTTGTTCAGGGGCAGCCATAAACAACAGAAAATTGACCCCATTTACTGTAATTTTTACTGTTGTAGTACGCTTTTTAAAGACCTGTACATTGGTCTCATCAATCTCAGCGTTGATGTAGAAGGTGGGTTTTGGAACACCATGTCCCCAAATATCTTCATAATCTTCACAGGCTTTACACAGTTCGTTTGTGATTTGCTTAGGTGTTAGAATTGCTGTGACAGGCGTTTCGCCTGGAAGTTCACTAAGATTTTGATTATCGAACCAATCAAAGAATCGTTCTAAATTAGACGCTTTGCACATAAAACCGGCAGCAGATTCGTGTCCTCTTGCATTAGCAAGTCCACTACTATTGATTAAGGTTAGCACATTGACAGGCGACCTAAAACTACCGGAAATACTTGTTGGGTCGGGTTTTCTTAGTACGAAAGCGACTTTATTGTATTTACTCATAAACTTAGCAGCAATTAAACCAGTATATTCTTTATATTGGTTATCAATAAACGCTACAACGCTATTCTTGTATTCGATGCAGTTTTCATCACATTCGGCAAAAATAGCTCTTACTTCTTCAGTCTGCCGTCTATGACAACGTGTAGCTACCTTTAATGCTTGGTCAGGTTCGACATCTCCAACAAACCCTTGTAGTAAAGTAATTTTATCGTCTTTAGTGCCATTACGAAACACAGCGTTTACTTTGGGGCTAATATTCCAAACAATATTAGTGGGAGTGGGCGGTTCGCCTCGGCCAAGTTTGTTGACCATATATGTTAGAAAATCATTCAACACAACCACATTCTTTCAATCGTTGTTCTGCAATCTTAAAATATCCTTCATCTAACTCAATACCGATAAAGTTTCTATTCAAATTTCTACAAGCAACACCTGTACTACCTGAACCCATACAGTTGTCCAGTACAACTTCACCTTTATTAGTGTAGGTTTTAATCAGCCATTCGAGTAGGGCTACTGGCTTCTGTGTAGGATGTAAAGCGCATTTTTGTTTATCAGTTGAAAACGTTAATACGCTTGTAGGAAATCGTTCTGTACTATCATAAGTAGTTAAATTATGTTCACCATAATCTAATGTTTTAATACAATTTCGTTTTTGATTTGCTGTGCTTGTTTTTCTTTGATGCCCAGTAGTTTTTTGAGGGTTGTATACTGGCAATTTTTTATAAAAACAGCATATATTTTCGTGTGCTCTTAACGGCATACGATTAGCATTAAGAAAACCAGTTGGCGTAGTTTTATGCCAAATTAGGTTATAACGCCACATTTTCTTATTACTACTCATTAAATCAGCCATAAACAAACCGTCAGCAAATAGCATAATCATTCCATGGTCTTTAATGATTCTATTATATTGTTTCCATAGAATATCTAAAGGAAGAACTGTGTCCCATTTGTTTCTGGCAGTGATTCCATAAGGTAAATCACACAAAATCATATCAACATTCTTATCTGGAATATCCTTCATAATTTCAAGACAATCACCTTAATAAATATTATACATTGTTCCATCCCTTTAGCCAATCACTAATATACTGTCTATTCTCCATACTTGTCAAGTCCATAACATCACTAATCAGTGACATTGCTACAAGGTCAGTATAATCGGGGCATCCAACTTCATATAGTTCTGCATATCGTTGACAGAATTTAGCTGTCACCAAAGACCCACTTGCAGACTGGTTAGTACTAGACTGTTGTAGACAATTAACAATCACGGCATAAGGATTATTGTTAAAGTCATAATTATGATGGTCTAAGATTACAACTTCACAACCATGTTGCTTCAATTCTCTGCAACAATACTCATCTGCACTTGCATCAGGAATAATTAGTAGACTTGGCTCCCAAGCAATAATATCATCAATAACGGTATCTTTGCTTGTTTTGGTTAGACCATGGGCTTTTGAGACATTATGAAAAAATACTTTAGCATTTGTATCCAAAGACCTCAAAAAAGTATAAATAATAGCAGTGGAACACTCGCCGTCAGAATCTTCGTCACATAAAATAGAAATCTTATTCCTTTCGTCCACATGACGTTTAACTACCGCACACGCCTTATCCATGTTTACATATAGACTTGGTTCGTCAACATACAACCCGGTCGGGTTTAAGTATTCACCAATATCCTCTACTTTACAAGCGTCAAGATAATCCTCAATAAATGTAGAGGGGTTGATTTTAGATAGTAAAGGTTTTACTCGCATAGTAGTACCTCAAGATACTCGTAGTCACAAAACCATTTATTATCTTTACTGGTTGTACCTTCCGGCCACTGAACCCTACAATTATCATGACAACCAAGTCTTTCCACAATGCCTACTGTCCCAATAGCGGGATAGCAATAGGGATAAATATTATTAGCTTCTTTATTAATCATCTTAACCTTACTACCGACTTTGACATTATCTTTAGTTGCTGGAACCCAATGCTCAGTCTGCTTGTTTTGTTTGTTCTTCTTGCCAATAATAAAACTCCGACCAAGCTGACCACGGATGCAGCTAGAACGGTATACAATCGAAATAGCCTTCAAGATATCTCTCCAAAACATCCGTCCCCAAAGAGAATCTGGTTCAGATGTAACAACATCCCAATTAATTTGGGCAGTACATTTATTCAACTTTGGCTTCAGCATCTCAACAATCTGTTTATCAGTATACTGTTCGTACATCAATATCTACTCCCTTTCTTGCGATAACGAGTTTCTGTATAAGTTTCGTATCCCGCTTCTACATTGTAGTCAATATAATAATCGCAAACTTCGTCTACTTGCTCTTTAATCTCTTCATCGGTAGCATCATCTTCCACATAAAACTCAAAATCATAATGCCCCAAAGCACGAACATCAATATAACCAGTTACTTTTTTCATGTTATTTCCTCCTCATAATAGGCAAAGCTTTTTGATGTAATGATAATACCACACCAAAAGGCTTTTGTCAACAGATTATTATTTAATATCCATTAACTTACAGGCCCAATACCCAGCATCTTCGTACCCAGTATAAAGATAACTATAAGCAGCGATTACTGCTTGGTCAAAAGTATCGAAAGCCACATTATACCGAGTGACAATACCATCTTTCTTAATACAGGGGAGATAATACTCTTTTTGACGACCATTGAAATGTCTTGTGACGACAAAAATATTATCAGTTACTTTATCACAAGTGTAATAATCCCCAGCACGAGTGTTATAAGCAGTACAAATTTCATTACACTCTTTTTGACGTTGAATTTCTGTATAATAATCACACCAAACACGAAATTTGGTAAACTTGGAATTGGGATTGGCTTCAAGTCCATCGTAAAATTCATTGATGTTGTCCAAAGTATATTCCTTAGTAAACTTATCAGACATAAAAGCAACTCCTTTCATTTAGTACTTATACAATATCATAAACAAAAGGAGTTATCAAGGGGTTATTTATAATTTTTATATCTAAACAAGAAAATTTTATTCAGCCAATTCTTAGCTTTTTTATCATAGCAGAAATAAATATTACTAAATAGACGTTTAACAAAAGTATTTTTTAAGAAAGTCATTACGTCTGGTCTCACAGGTATGAAACAGAATCTTACAAATTTCCAGATAACATAAGGAATAAATAAAACAACGCTCCCAACGGCAATCCAAGGGACAACAAAAACAGCCATTAGAAAGGTATCTATTTCGTCATCGAGAAAATGAAACAAAGAAACAATAATATAACAGGCTAAAAAGCCTAATAAAAACATCTTCATAGATACCTCTCTCTACTTTTCCATAATTTATCCCATGTTTTTTTATCTCTGTCAGTTGCGTTTTCTTTTGCTCCTAACAACTCACCGCTATCATCCCACACTATATCAACCTGACAATACCCTTTAAATATATCACATAACCGTCTCACGGATTTACACCAATCCTCAAAGAAAGCATCGTCTTGACCAATGAAGTCACAATCTGGTACATACACCACCCGTTTAACGCCCATTTTGATTAGTTGGTTTCTGCGTTGCATACCAAGTTGATGACCATACATTCCCAATGCACAAGATTTAGCCCCACAAAAAACATCACATTTCAATACGAACTTCTCTGACTCACCTAACCAAACCTCACCAGTCTGCTCAATCATGGGCTTATTATAGTTAATCCCATAAAATACCTGATTAGTATTGAACTTATAACATTGCCCATCCAATGTAATCAACGGCATATACTTAGCCTGTTCAACCCTATCCTTATCCCAATTCCTAACTCTAACCCCAATCAACCTTGCCTCATCATCAAAGCATGGTATCACAGTCTGGTTACAACGCTCATAATATCGTATCTGGTATTTGGCCATTGTTTCTTCGCTTATACCCTCATTTATCCATGCTTGGGGGTATAGTGGGGGAAGAGTGTCAATGATGTTGCGGTTGTATTCAGGTAGTTGATTACCATACTTTCTCACTCTGACGAATCGCTCAAGCTCAGACCAATCATAAACATAACTATTTGTAAGAGGCTTGGTTATTTTGGTTGGGTCGAGACCAGTTTTCTCAAGAATCCAGTTGCAAGCATCAAGAAATGAGCAAGTCTGGCCAAGCAGATTTAGGCGGGTTTGGACAAGAGAGATGCAATCATACGAGCGCCCCATAGTCATACCAAAAAATATCTTAGTGTCGGTATAAAAGACAAGGGCTGGGCTACCATCATAAGGATTGCGATTTTTGTCTCCTGTAAAACACCGCCACTCAGTATTGCTTTTACTAAAGATAGGGATACCAAGCTCACGAAGGATGGTATCATAATGCGACAAGGTTAATGCTTTTTTCAGTTTTTTAACATTAACCTTGCCCATTTTACTTTGACCTCACTTTACCATTACATAATCTTCACAGACATGGCGTTTAGGGTATTCAGATTCGATATTGTTAGATTTGATTAGTCTCATGCTTAACTCCCTTATGTTTTACTAATGTATTTAATGCTTTTTCTGTTGTCCATCCAAGATTTTTAATTCTATTTCTAATATTTATTGCACTTATTCCGGTAATAATAGCCCATTCGTGAATAGTATGAATTTCTCCATTGTATTCAATGATAAAATTATCAGTTCTATTGTTTGCTTGGATAAAATTATCTGCCCATCTACAGTTGCTTGGCTCATAGTTCCCATTCACGTTAATACGGTCTATGCTTAAATTTTCAGCATATCCATTATTTAATGACCAATCTCTAAAAGATTCATACGATTTTTTCCATTCTTCACAAATTGTGACCCCTCTGCCACCATAATTTTTATATTTAGCGTTGTTTGGATTCAAACATCTAGCTTTTATCCCACACCATATATGATATAGTCTACTATCTGTTTCCCCATGAATAATTTTTGCTTCTCTTGCCCTTTCAGAATGCAAACACCCACAAGATTTTGTGTTCCCATTTGTTAAACCTCTTGTAGTAGAAAATATTACTTTATTACTTCCACAAGAACAACGGCACTCCCATTTCACAACTCTACGCACATTTTCATATATTTTATCTTTTGCGCGTTTAAGAACAATTATCCTGCTGTCTGGAACGCCATGTTCCCACATCTTCCAGCCGCTCATGTTAACAAAATTCCACATATTCATTCTCCTTATCTAAGAATAATATTAAGAGTAGGAAGGTGAGATAAGCACCTTCCTTAAATAATAAACAATGGCCATTGCTTATTAACCTCTTTTATTTTATTATACCATATTTTTAGTTAATTGTCAAGATAAATTTTCTTAAATTCACAAATATTTTTAACCAACGCTTTAACTTCTTCGGCTGTTGAATCTTCCCCAAAACTAACCCTAATAATCTCACTGGCTTCATCGTTACTCAGCCCATAGGCATTTAACACTCTGTAATCATGCAATTCAGCACAAGCAGAACTGCCAATGCTTATATACACCTGCTTAGATGCAAGATATTGTTGGAGAGCATCCGCATTAAATCCGGGTAGACGAATAGCGTTGATTGCTAAAGCAAACTTATTAAAAGGTTCATCTTCTTCATATTCGGGGACAAGTTGAAAATCAATACTCTTTTCAATCAAACCATCAATTAAATAATCTAACAGTTCCGCATAATAAACATTGTTTTGGCTTAGTTTATGGTTATCGCAAGCATCCTCAACCGCCTGAGTCATAGCCAATGCGCCAGCAAGATTAGGTGTGCCGTGCAATTTAAAACCATTAAGCCATTTGTCTAACCGGTCTGATACCCAGCAACAACCAATGCTTAACTCTGTTCCGAGCTTGTGCCCCGAAAAACAGTAAAAATCACACCAATCATTAATGTTAGGCTCAATAGGCGTATGTCCAATCTGTGCTGTACCGTCACAGATATAGAAGCCATGATATTGATGAACAAGTTCGCCAATTTGCTTAGTTGGGAAAATTTCACCTGTAATATTCTGGACACCTTGCCATAGCACAACAGGAATAGTGTAATTGTCTACTTGATTCAAAAGCAATTCAAGTTCGTCCTTATCGTAAAAGCTGTCATCTCTATATTTAAAAAAACTATCATGCTCGTACTTAGAACAAAAAATATCACAGCCATATGAGGACGATAGAATGGCGTTCATCAAATTCTCAATCAACTGGCTACTTGTGCCGCCAAAAACAACCTTGCCACCTTTAGCCCCAATAGCCTTTTTTACTCTATCTTCTGCTTTAGATAATAGGCGTTTTTCTTTATAGGCATAGTTGGCATTAGGGTTAAAGAAATAACCTTCACCCAACACATCACGATACAACTGTTGAGGGCACTTAACCACAGGACAGGTTGAGGCGTAATCGAGATATACCATCTACCTCACCCCCTTACAGCAAAAATAATATCAGCTACTCCGGCAATAGCACAAATAACAGCAAGGCAAAAATCAAAATATGCCCATTTATGCCTTCCTTCTTGATAGCTAACCACACCATAATAACCGTCAGCAATAGCACAAATAAGTAGAAAAATTCCAAGTACAAACTTCATAACAATCACCTTTCTGTGAATAAAATATAAAATATTACACAAACCGCGGTTAAAATTCCCAAAGGCCAAATTAGAATCATCGTTGTATAAATAATCAATTTTTCGTCTTTCGTGAAACGTGAGCCTTTTACAATCCATTCAGCAAATAAAATGCCTAAGAGAATATAAAGCAAAAACAAAGCCGTCTTTACAATCAATTTACATCACTTCCAGTATATTCCCAAAAGAAATTCATACAAGCCTTCAAGCATTTAATCGGAGAATCATCTAACTTTTCAAGCTCATCTTCATTGTACCAGAACAACTTATCAATCTTTGCGTTAGTTGAAGGAATAAAAAAATCACCAAAATCACAAAAATACATATTGTTTTCTTTATCCACTCTAATGATTTTCCCAACGGTTCCTTTTGGCGGACTCCATGCACTTTTGTAGCCTACAAATTTTACTTTTTCGCCTTCTTGAAATTTATTCATATTAACCTCCTTTTTGTTAGCCAAGTGTAATATAAATAACCAATCTAATTCTTTCTGTTAGGCTTATCTCTATAAAACAAACCTCCTTTAAACCATATAATCACTATATCATAGAAAAGGAGGTTTGTCAAGATAAGTTTAATTATTTTATATAAATACTTTGGTGTCCATATTTGTTGCAATAACACGGCTTGATTTGCCCTGCTCTACTAATTTTTCTTTGAGAGTTTTGGCAAATTCAACCTTACCATCCATATTGCCATGCACGAGACATACCTTATTGTATCTTAATGTAGTAAGATAGTCCATCAGTTCTTCATAGCTTGCGTGGCTCGACCAAGACCTTAATTCAACAATCTTGGCTTTATTTTCAAGCACTACACCATTAACCTCTACAAATGGCTCACCAGATTTAATCTTGGCTGCAAGGTTGTTCTCACCACTATAACCAATGAACATAAGAGTGTTATTCGGATTAGGCAAGGCTGTTGTTAAGTGACTTAAAATCCTCCCCCCGGACAAAAACCCTGATGCAGCGATGATGATACAATGCTCATTAGACATCTGTAACACCTTGCTATCTGTTGTTTCACTGATAAACTTGAGTCTTGGCCATTTCATTACTCTTAACCATTGTTCAGTCTCAGGCCAAATATTGTTAATCTTAATAGCCAATGGGCTGTCAAGATAGACAGGAATATTAGGCAATAGCCTATCTTCCCACATCTCATACAACGCTGTCAATAACTCTTGAGTCCGTTGCAAAGAAAAGCAAGGAAACAGGATTCTATGACTATCTCTAACCACAACCTCAATCTTTTCAATATCTTTAGGTCTGTCTTTAATGTTATTAAGCCGTCCGGGTTGACAATAGGTACACTCATAGATAAGTGTGTCTACAAAAGGTAACGGCTCATAAGGTTCTGTATAAGGTCGTTCAGTAGACCCACCCACATCACCACTATATCCTACACGATATTCTTGATAACCTTGCGTCATAGATAGATATATTTGAGCCGCATGAATGATATGCCCTGCCGGGTAATACTCAAACCAAATATTTTTGGTTAGATAAGTCTTTTGGTGATAGTCAACCTCAATACATCTGTTTAGGGCTGTTTCAATATCTTCTGCTGTATACAATGGTCTATAACCTTTACCATGTTTGTTAGTCAATTTAAGGCAATCAGATTGATGAATTTTTAAACAATCTTCCCATAAGAGCCTGAGGAAGGGAACAGACCCTTTTGGCACATAGAGGTGTGCTTGACATCCTTTAGCATACAGCGCAGGGGCCAAACTTCCATGGTCTCCGTGGCAATGACTTAAAATAATCCACTGGATATCTTTGATACGTAAACTTTTTAATAAATCTTTATTTCTTTGATAATCGCCCTCGATTGTCCCACCTTGGGCAATACCGCAATCTAACAAAATACCATATTGCTGAAACCGAACGAGGTGCGCCGAACCAGCCACAGTTACAGAAGCGTTGGAAGGAAACTTTACATAAGGCTGTTTTGTGCCATTACCCATCGTATTCCTCCAATATAATTGCTTTCCAAATCGCACACTTCTTATAATCAAAATCTGCCTTTGGCATGATGCAATCAACAATGTCCCCTAATATAGGACTCCTTTCAATCTTAGCCTCGCATTGTTCAATCTTACCACACTTGTAGCACGGGCTTTCTGATAAAGATTGGATTCTTTTACTCATCTTCAATATATTCCTCCTCTTCCTCGGAAGGGACAGTAAAACCGATAGCGTGAGTTTCTTGGCAAGGTTCTTCATGCACGAATTCCTCTGCTTCATGGTTTAACTTTACAGATTTTAGCCCAAACCAATTTGCTACATACGTTCCCATTGCGTCAAGAGCCGGAACAGCCGTAACAAAAAAAGCAATCGCCCCTATTGCTACAAATACATGAGTTAGGCCATTTTTATCATCTCTCATTAAAAATCCCCCAATTCACTAGGTTGAATATTATCCAATACATTATTTTCGTCATCTGTGACAAAATAATCTGTGCGTTCAAAAGTTCCACGGTCAAAGTATGACCATAACTTTAGGCGTTTATCACCATCAACACCATATCTGGACTTAAAGATATACTCACAAATATTGGGTATAGATTGACGATTTCCACCCACGCCTTTACGCTTTAGATAGGGTTCAACTTGCTTTAAGTCTTTGCGAATATAGGATGTTGGTACGATGATTGAACCAAAATCTAGTTTGAACTTTGTCGCTTTGCTTCCTGCTAGTGCAGTTTCATCAACAAAACTAAGGGTTTTCCAACTGTCGTTTAATTGTTGACTTGTTAAGATACCCACGTCCATATCTTCGGCCATTGCTTTTAATTCTGTAGCTAAATACAGCAAAATTTGGTCTTGTCTGCCAGCACTGCCTACAACCTCACGGTATTCTTGGCTAATATTGCCTTGCTGCTCCATATAGTCAAACACACAATACCCAATGCCCTCACACTCGGCCATCTCTTTAATCTTACGATTGATAGACTTCGTGTTAAAGTTTGGCATAGACGTAATATGAAGATTTGATTCAGCAATAATCTCTCCGGCTTTTTTCACACGAGCTTCTTCTTCGGGCGTGCATAAGCCATTCTTAATTGACCTATACTCAACCCCACTCACAGCAGACCAAAACATAGGTTCTACCTCTGTCTCAATGTTTTGCTCTGTGGCGATGAATAAAGTAGGCGATTGGTAATTATTATTGATAACAAAATCATTTGCCTCTGGAACCCATAGTTCTTTCATACCAACTCTCGTAAGGTCAGCAACAGCCATTCTTGACTTACCGGAAGAACTACCGCCGCCTCTTAGCCCTAAATGTCCTCTACACCATCCATTCCAAATTGTGCTTAGATAGCCTGATTGAAACAAAGCCCCAAATGACGGTTGCTCCTTAAACGCCTCAAGCCGTTCAGCTACATTCTCACCAGCCTTGATTTCGTTTCGTACATACTTAACATCGTATTTGGTTCTTAGCTTTGCCGACTTAAACTCAATGTCAGTAAGAATCTCGCCAATAGTCCATTTGTTCAACTTGGCCATTTGCTCTGTCTCATCGAGCATTTCATCATAATAGTCAGCAATATTATACCCATCCTCTTTAAGCTCTCGCAATAAGCTGAACTTACGCAAGGTGGTATAATATAGCTCAAAACTCTCAAGCGAACATAGCTCTTTTACAGTAGGTACGAAGTCAAGAAAATTACTATCATTTAGTGTTTCATACTGAGCCGGGTAGTCCTTAACATAATTATCAATCTCAACTTCACTAACGCTACCAGCCCCGGCTTCAGCCAATTTACAAGTGGCGATAAAGATAATACGGTGTACTGGCTCTGGGTCAAAATCGGTCTTTACCAAAGGATAAGATGGATTGAATAGAAGTTGGGTGTTGTTCATTAAACAACCAAGTAAGAGTGAGGTCATGTTAGAATTGTATAACATTAGTCTACAAACTCACCTCTTCGCCTATCATAATCTCTATATTGTAGTCCTCTATCAGTATCAATAAAAGCCATTTGAATCAACCAAAATTCATTGGAAAACCATAGAGCATTGTCAAATTCATCAGGAGAAAAATAATACGCCATACCACCGACAATAACTTTATAAAATAGAGGTTTCATCGTTTTTTCTCCTTACCAATCAACCAGACATAAATAATATTAGTATCCATATCAACGCCCCACGATACATCGTCTAACTTCCTAAGTTCATGGCCGATATTGACTTTAACCTTCATATCGTCCGGGTATTTAGACAAGGCTTGTTTTAGTTCTGCTACTGTCATTTTACCCCCTCTTTTGATTTGATTATATCGCTTTATCAATCAAAAGTCAAGTCATCTTTAATCTTTCTTTGAGGCTGATATTTTTTAACTTTAATAGGTGGAATTGCGCCTATTTCATTGGCTTTTTCTTTCGCTTCGGCCAACTTAGCCCTGAACATCTGTGTAGCGTCAATATATTTTGGAAATAACTGATACAATCCATAATCATTATCAATCACTACTTGCTCATAATCCTTACAATATTTAAGAATATAATACACATCTCTGTGTGTTAGGTCATATTCTTTCATAATGTTTTTGAGTTGAGCGGTGAGCAACTTCCAATTAGCATTTTCGCCCCACATAGATTGAATCAAGTCTGTAACTTTACGGCGGTCTTTCTTTTGTTGTTCGGTTAATTTAGAGGTTGCCATATACCCTCCTATTAAAAAAGACGGCCAGCGTTGGCCAGCCGTCTTTGGTTTTGATTTTATTCTACTACAAGTCCCATATCACAAGCATGAGTCACCATCTGGTTATAGATATTCTCAAGCTCCATCTTCTGTTCATCGGTAGCCTTAGACACCTTAGCACCAGCACCAAGTTCATTCTCTACAATGGCCTTGGCCTTTTCAGAATCCTTCTTGTAGATAGCCTTGTAATAAGGACTAATCATATCAATCCAATCCTGAGCGGTATAATCGCTAGTATCAAGTTTCCAATCAGACAGGTTAGCACCCTCATCATTAGCAGACTTCTCAATAGCCTTGATAATGGCTTCTTCCATATTCTTTGCTGTAAAAGGCTTTACAAAAGTTTGAATAGCATATCGGCTGCGGGCAAAAGCGTGTTTGGTTTGCTTGCAAAGCAAAGAAGAAGGGATAGAATCACCGTTTTCGTCTACTTCGCCACCGTGAACAAAAAATGTAAAATCGCACATATCACGCACAAAACGAGTAGAGGACTTAATGTTGCTACTACCTTTAGGCTGAACAAAGTTATACTTTTCACCTGTAATGGGGTCTTCAAGCTCTACGATTTCTTCGTGGTCAATAAATAGGACAAAATAGCCACAACTGCAAAGTTTGTTTACTTGAGACTTAAAATCTTTACGATAAATAGAATAACCGTTCTGTTTGCCAGTAATTTCACTTAAATCTCGAACGCCAAACTCACTACATACCGCCTGTTCGGAAAGGCCAACAAGATTTTCAAGAGTATCAACAATAATAGTAAAATATTGTTCCTTCATCTGGTCAAGTGTTTTTTCATCAGTAAGCTGTTTTACAACGTCTTTAAAGGTAGCCCATTTATTTACAGGCAACTTTTTACACTTAACGCCATTAGCACCGGCTTCAGTCATTAAAAGCAAGGGTTTGGGCATTTTAGAAGCTTGAAATGTCTTGCCTAACGAGTTTCCACCGTAAAGAAGCGCCTTCTGCCCAGCAAGGCTACCATTCATACCAGTTTCTTCAAGATTCAGTAGGTCAATCTTTGCCATCCCATATCACCCCTTAAAATTCATCGTCGTCAAAAGAGAGGTCATCATTCACACTTTCCTCAAAATCATCAAAGTCATTGGCAACCTTCTTGCCCACACGCTTAGACTTATACTCAGCCTTCTTGTCCTTTAGACTGGAGCCAGAACTACCTTTGGTAGTTTTATTGCCCCCATTCTTGGCAAATTCTTCCTTTTTGACTTGATACATTTTAATGGCTTTCTTAACCACAGAACTGTCCATCCACAGAGTCTTGACAGGAATCTGCTTGCCATCTTCGCCCTCGATATAAAGCTCGTCAGGCTCATCCACAATGTCCATACCAGCAAGAATAAACTCATTACGGGTGGACACATTAGATGTATCAATCTTACCGGCACGGCCAATGCCATGCTTCTTAGCCACACCGCCGAAAGTAATGGTGTTCACATCCAAAGTAGCATCAATGGTACAACCATTTTCAACAACATCATTAACATCGTCCACAAGGTCTTCGGGCACGATGACAGTAACAGGGAACACCTCACCCTTACCATTAGCCATATACACGGTCATCACACCGCGGCCAGTCTCCTCAGCCTCACCGTCAACCATCTTAGTCTCAGGCACATTCTTGGTCATACAACCACTCATATTGACGGTGATACCGTATTCCATACCTTCCTTATAGGCAGTAGTGGACACCTTGCTCACACGGAACTGAGGAGCCTCCTTAACCTCCTTGCCGTCACGGCTCATAAACATATTGTTCTCAAGACGGCCTTCAATCACAACAACAGAGGGTGCGTTGCCATTTCCATTGACTTCAGGGTTCAGTTCCATCATATCAGTGGCCATCTTCCACTGGCGGGATTCCTTGCCATCCAGTCCCTTGGACGCAAAGTAAATCATAAAGGTGACAATACCACCATCAGTGCGAACGCCAAACTTGCCCTTGATGCACTCAGCCTTGACCTTCTCGCCTGTGGGCTTACCATCCTCATATAGCTTTACTTCACAATCCTCACGCTTCAGGCCCAATTCATAGACCGTACCAACACAACGATAAAAATTCTTACTCTTATTTAGAATATCCATTTTTCATACCTCTATAATTTTATTATAATTTTAACACAGAAAGGGCCTGTGTTATTAACCCATCAACTTATATTGCTTAGACAAACAAATTAAAAATAGACTAGAAAACATAGTAACTTTATGTAGAGTTCTTAGCTTCTCTGGCCTTCTTTAGCCGTTCTGCTGCTATCTGACGCTGTTCCTCAGTCATTGTACGCTTAGAATTGGTATTATGGCCTGTTCGATAAGGATATAAAGGACAGTCTTTAGAAGTGCATCCCTTAACAAGTTTAGCTTGCCCACCTAGGCAGTCAACGCAAAACGCCTTAATCGCAGATAACGGAGTATTAGCCATCTTCTTCCACCTTAATTCCTAGTTTATCGGCAGTTTCTTGAACTTCTTTAGACATAAGTCCAATAGCTTGCTCTAGTGTGTCGCAAGATTCAATCTTCTTCTTACATTGCATAGCGTGTGCGTGCCAACCAATATTGATTCCTTGTAAGCGAATCTTATCAAACGTGTCTACAAGCACAGGTCGAATTAAGTCTTTTAAGTCTTGATTCTCAGTTTCGTCCGTAGCCGCATCAAGGAAAGCCTTTAGCTTCGGACTAGACTTAATCATTTCATTTAGTTTTTCACGTTCTAGTCTCGCTTTGGTTCTTTTATCCATTTTATTTATCTCCGTTCATCGTAAATTCCTGTACAATAGGGGCAGAAAAACTCAGTTAGATTTTCGTATACGTCAGGGCCGACTTCATAGTGTGGCTCTTTAATAGTGGTAGATTCCATTTCGCTTCCGCAAATTTGACATCTATTATTATCTTCAAACCATTTATTAACTGTATTCAAATCTTCGACTCTAGCCGTTGCGTTTTTCAAATACAACATACAGTCAATGATGATATCTTTATCGTCACAAAAATATGTTTCAACGGCTTCAATGATTTCAGGCATCATCTTAGGATAGTTCCAACCATTCCAAAATTGCTTCATAGTTTTTTAACTCCTTCAAAATCCATTAGCCAACAACCAGGATGAATAATGCCGTAAGGATGACTCTGTTCAATATAAAGAAGCGTCTTGCTCTTGTCATTATCATGGGGGGCTACAGCAATCACTTTACCAACAATTCCGTTGCTGGGCGCACAGTTATACTTATACATAGCCACCATAGTACCGTCGTGAACGTGCCGTGCAACCCAACTAGTAAAGGTAGTATAAGCCTTGTCGGGCGATACAATCTGAACCCTGTCGCCTACTTTGATTTCTTTGTTTTCGCTCTCTAACTGCTTATTGAGCCTATTCATAGCCAACGCTACACCCATACTTAGACTGAATTCATCTTCGGGAGCGCACTTAGCAGTTGCAATAATTTTCCTATCACCCAGATAGCTACCTTTGTCAAACCGTATAGTACTAACTGTAACAGTTTTACCCGAAACTCTGACACTATAATTGCCTTCCTGCCATTCCTTTGCCAAATTACTCATATTTTACCTCCTTAATAATATCCATAATTTTATCGGTTAAGACCTCTGCAGTTTCTTTTCCGATTCCCCAGCTAATATTTTTTCTATGACACCATTCACATTCTCCTGAATTTTCAGAATTATACCGACAATCATCACAATATGCCCAATCGAGATAATCATAAATTAACTGGATAATCTTGTCCCTCATATTAACCTCCTTAAAATTCCATCAATGCCGTAGCATTATTGACATTATCCTGATTTGCCTTGATATATCTTGTGGTCACAGCCAAAGAGCTATGACGTAAGACCTTACTAATAGTGGCCACTGGAACCCCCTTATCACTCATAATCGTTGCACAACCGGCTCTTAGCCCATGGCAACTAAGCTCATTCCAATACTTCAATCCAGCCCTACGAGCCGCAGATTTGATAGTCTGAGACACGCTATTATCGCTCAGTTGATGATTCTGGAAAGAAGCAAACAGATAAGGGCAATCATCATCACGCAGGCGCAAGTACCGCTCAATCGCCTGTTCAGTAGACTGGTTGATATAAACCTTACCACCCTTGTCGCCCTTGGTCACGGGCAACTCAATCTCTCGATTGTTCTCCATGGCCTTCTTGTACTGGTTGATGGTTATATTGGCCATCTCACAGAATCGAACACCAGTAGAAAGTAAGAAGCTGAACATGGCCTTGTCACGATGGGTACGAGCATAGGAAATAAGCTGTCTTGCGTCTTCTTCAGTCATGCGGGGCTTTTCCTTACTCTTAATGTTACTTGGGCGTTTGAGATTCTTGCTTGGGTCGACCTCAACCACACCAGCATCGGCCAAAAACTTAAAATAAGACCGAACAGCAGCAACCTTATTAGCTACCGTTGCACTGGCCTGATTGGCAATGCCAGCCTTCCAATCAATCAAGTCAAGGTAGGTAATATCCTGTTCAGGCTTGTTAATGGTCTTGAGCATCTGGTTAATGTGGTTGGTATAACCACGCATAGTGTTCTCAGACATCTTCTCGGCCTTCATATAATTAACAAAACTTTCAATCATTTTATTGACCTCCTTTGATTTGTCTTTAGTATATCACAATGGCTCGAACTTGTCAAGAGTTTTTTCTAAACAAATTCGAGCCATGTGATAGAAAGGAAGTATATTATGAAGAACAGGAGGTAGGTCATGCCACGCCCACATGACCTATGGGATAGGGCTGATAGGCTCAACCCTTGAGAAGCCGTTTAGATTTCAATGCCATACACATCAAACCAAGTTTGATGAGATTTTCTGTATTTTGTGAAATCTTTTTTGCGTTCTTTCATAAATTGTTTAACTTTTTCTTCGGAGAAAGAACGTAATAACATATTGATAGTGTTAGTTCCGAGGTGTAAAACGTCCGCCCATTCACGACCGGTATGTTGTTCGCCATCAACCTCAATAATTCTTGTGGTGGACTTAAATTTGGTATTTTCTTCGATTGTAACCCAACGACAATTTTCAGGACAATAATCCCTATCTTCTTCTATTCTGTCAATAGTTAAATCATCCCGATAACCATGAGACAATGCCCATTCTTCAAAAGATAGAGGATTATTTAACCATTCATCACAAATCTTTATACCTTTAGCGCCATACCAACGATAAGCTCTTTCTTTTGGGTTGTAACATCTTCTTTTCATTCCACCAAAAATATTGCCAATTCTTTTATTATTCCATTCATAAGAAGTAATATAATTTCCGGCCAAATCAATATGGCGACAAAACCTAGTATATTTAATTTGATGCATTTGCATATCAGTTTCCCAACCGCATTCTGAACACTTAACATGAAACATTCTATGCCCATCATTTGATTTAAAATCGCATTCATACACTACATCAAATATACCTTGACGTGTTCCTACAATATTTTCTTGTTCCTTTTGAAATTTCATATTCATTCTCCCTTTAGAATTTATTAAAGATATGGCTTAATGAAAGGGCATTATTATCTCGTTAGTTAATTACTCCAACGCTACCCATATCTTTTATGGTCTCCCCGGTGGGATGTGCGCCCACGATGTTTCTAATGTACTGGTTTTTGAGACCAGCCCGTCTCAACTAGCTGCGGCACGGGGAGTTATAGTCTCACCTTTATTCATCCAACCTACGGCAATAGGTAGTGAGTATGAGGATTATACTTCTTTTTGTCTTTTCGGGAGGGAGGTGGGCTTCATAAGTTTTACTTAATCAGCCCATATATAGGGCATAAGCCCTTACTTGGTAGAATGAACATTATAGTTAGTACCATAAAGCATCTCTTCAAAATCCTGATACTGCATTGGAATCTTCTCCTTTCTAAAAATTAACAAACCTACACGCTCTTGGCCTTCGAGACCTTTCGCCCTTCCACCCATAATTTATTTTATGTTTCTCCTCGGTTTGTGGGTTTATTGGCAATATCATTTAGCATTTCCAGTTCTTAGGAAGCTTTTATAGACATTGCCTATTAAATTGTTTGATAGGACTAGGCTATTCACCTATCTGTACACCCCGCAACCGGTTTGGTGCTTAGTACCGTCTTATTGACAGTCAGTCAACCTTTCCCAAAAAGGAATGGATTTTTTACCCCGCTATCCTACTTTCACGGGCGTTTGACCTTGTTCTCTTTCATCAACTGTGGGTCAGCCGATTTAGCGTAGACCAATGTCTAACTTATTAGCACGAAAACCCCAATAGGCGGTCTGGAGCTGGATATCCGACTTGAACGGAAGACCTTTTCATTACAACTGAGCTAATCCAGCATTTGTGCCATGCGTCCGTAGAACATCGTGTATACCCGACTGGTTTTTTACAAATTTTACAGTTAAGTGATGAACTAACCGTTTAACCGTAAACATAACCAACATGGCCTATGGTAGCTGAGGATTTATACTTACATCAGCCATTCAAGTTTGAGCGAGGGAGTTGGACTTGAACCAACACCAAGATAGCTAAGAAATACAGGTGACTGGGCTGTAATCCCTGATACTACCTATGTATCGTCAATGTTAGACGTAGCTTATCAGACTACCGCTCTTCTTCTGAGCTATCCCCGCATATTTGCCACACTATCGTAGTGGCCTACGCTCATTGTTGTTCATCCTCGACTTTACGTTAGGAGCCTCTTGCATGAGTAGCTTGAGGTTAATTAGTCAAATTTTATCCATTAATCGCAGTTAAATGGTATTGACTAGCTACATTTGGCAACTACTGACAGACCAGCTTTACACTTATCTGTCCTCGGTTTGGCTACGGAGAGGATGATGAACATCATACACATAACTGTCTTGGCCATTTTCGTCGCCAATCTTTAGCTTAACGGACTAAAGCTGAGTTCATAAGAACACCGACAAGGCTCTAACCATCCTTGCTGAATCGTGTAGTTTAATATAGGTCATAACCTCTGCTACCAATTGAATTATAGCCACTTGTCTCTCCAAGTTGTCACCGCTAGTATGGTTTTTTGGTCTTGTACGGTTTGAACCGAGGTGTGCCATACACACATCTTAACCTTAACTGTCTCTGCATCGGTTAAGCGACCTTCCTTTTGACTACTTCGTAGTGGAGACATAGGTACTGGTATAATAACGGCTTAAACCGATATTACCTTACTTATCAGAATCAGCGGTTTTAACAAATTTATTATCAAGCTCTCTAAGTTGACGGCCAATTCTATCAATCTTGGTTCGCACCATACTGTAAGGGTGTTTATACACCAGCTTAAAAGCGGTGTCTTTCAGTTGATTACGCTTCTTTTCTACGTTTGCCATTTAAATCTTCCTTTCTTGTTTTGTGATTTAAGTTTATCACAGATTTTTTGGTTTGTCAATATGTTTTTGAAAAGTTGTGAGATTTTTTATCTCATGGTACTGGTGTTCGGTACTGCCCCGAAATACGGCCCTAATCTGGAGCGCTACAGTTTATAAGACTGTCGATGTTCTTTACATTACACCAGCTTATCAGCGGTTTTACAGGCTAACCGCAAACCTTAATTTAATTATACCATGGTTTCTTTTCTTTGTCAAGAACTTTTTAATAAAGCCCAATAAAATCTTTTGAAATCGTGGATTTGCTCAGAATTGAACGACACATGTTTTCTAGTCTCTTAAATTCAAACTCTTTAGCTCGGATTCTGTTAAGCTCTTCATGATAAGCCTTATATCCAGAACAAGAACCATGGCAACCAACATACCTATCACAGCATCCCTTGCAAGGAGACTTGACGCTGGAATATGTGTATTTCAATTCTTTTCGAGACATTTTAATCGCTCCTTTGTTTTTGTTATAATAAGTATATCACAACCGAAAAACTTTGTCAAGCACTTTTTCAACTTTTTAATTTTTTATATAATTTGAAACATTGATTGTACTGTGATTATCTTCAGCGCAATTTGTCCAGACGGTTTTTACTTTTGCGTCATAAAAACCTTCATCGTGAAGCAAAATTGCTGCGCAAATATCTTCTGTCATATTGTACCGATTAGGCAATCTAGTTATAATCTTTACAACTGAACCATTTTTGATTTCAGCTTCAATAACTTCGCCATACATCATGGCTTTATAGCAATTCTTAAGCAAATGTAAGATTTCACATTTATGAAGGCAATGTTTGGTAGCATTGACGCTATAACGATACATCAGCTGTTTGTTAATCATCACGTTTTATTGTAAGGAGATTGTAACACATTATCAGAGGGTTGTCAAGGAGAAATTTATGCGTAGTATTGCACTATAAAGGAAATGGTTGCTGTTATGTCAAATGATTCAGGATTATACGCTGTGATATATATCGCCTCAACTTCATTATTATTGTTTACGGATAGATTATAATTACAAAGTAAGCCAGAATTTGAGGTAGAATAAACACCAATAAATTTATTTAAAGGTACAATTACACTTAATGTTACTGTCGCATTAAAACTACGGTTTGCTGTAACAGTGCGTTGCGGTAACTGACGAGTTTGTGTTGTTATAGTAAACCTATTATCCACATATTGCTTATTAGCGATGTCTGTGCCACTAATAGGCGTAAGCAATCCATAAATACGGCGATTATTTGCATTGATGTCTCCCGTCAAAGTTCCGCCACTCAAAGGGAGATAATTAGCAACTGTTGTATTTACATAATCTTGTGTAGCGGCATTGGTCAGGATTTTGGATTCTAGGTTTGAGATTGAGGCATCTACATAACCTTCTAAATTACTAAGTTCCTCATTAATTGCTTCTGTGCCCCCCCCAGTTTTTCATTTACTTTGCTAACTGTAATAGTGTCAAACGGTTCATACGTCAAAGCCATTTAACCTTCAACCTCTCTTTCGTAAAATTCTATGATATTTTCACAAAACGAAATTGTTGTCATTGGTCCAATGCAACCTCGGACAGAATTCCATAATGCCGTTTTAGACTTAAATTCTTCAGTAAAATCGCCAACTAGAATTCCATTTTCAAAACTCATCCCAACATCAATAACCACTTTGTCAGAAAGTATTTTTTCACCCATTCCAAAACATTCATCGTTAAATTCGTTAAAATCAATAATGTTTGGTTTGCCAACAGCAGAAATAATAATATCTGCACTAATGGCAAAATTTACAAGGTCAGATTCATTTGTACCACTATGCGCCATTGTAACGGTACAACCCTGTTGACTTAACATCCAAGCAATAGGCTGTCCAACAATATTACTACGTCCAATTACAAGCGCATTTCGTCCTTCAAATCCTACATTGTACTCTTTAAGCAAACGCATAATCCCTTTAGGAGTACATGGATAAAAATTAGGCTTCATATTGCAATACAATTTTGCTCGATTCCAAGTAGACCATCCATCTAAGTCCGTCCGGGACACCAGGATATCACAAAGCGATTCTTTATCAATAGTAGGAGGAATTGGCTCTTCAATAATCAACGGACTCCTAGATTTTGCTATACTTCTAATAATACCAAAATTATCATAATCATTGCAATTTTTTACTACGGTTTCAATTCCAATTTCTTGGCAACGTTTTAGTTTGCTACGCAAGTACATATTAGCAATGGGGTCATCATTCGTTGTGTAAATATCAACAGTTGGAATTAGATTTTTACTTTTTAAATTCTCACAACGCTGCTTTAGACAAATAGCAATTTTATCAGCTAAAGTTTTGCCATCCATTTTAATTCCCATTTTTGTACTCCTTAAAAAATCAATTTAAAAAACAAAATAATCGACACTACAGTTAAAATTGAACTAAGCATAGCATTTAAATAATACAACATCTGCAATGACACCCATGTAAAAATAGCACTCCAAAATGCAATCATGCCAACCGAAACTAAAAATGCATAATAAAAAATCAGACTCATTGTTGCAACTCCTTAAACCAATCCGCATTTACATCTTCTTCAAGATAATGGAAACTATGTCCTCCAATAATTTGGTCGTGTGGCAAAGTTCGATGAAATTTACCACTGGAATATTTTGGCGCATAGAAAAACAGAATTGGATTTTCCGATACAAATTCGCCATCATCAAAAACATGATTTACGGCTTCTTTCACTTCGGCCCAATCTTTGGGCGATTCTATATTCAGATTTGTTTTCCAGCCTGAATATTGATAGAGTTTTCTAACTCGTCTTGCACTACAATTTTCTTTTTTCATGGCGTTTAACAATGCTTGAGCTACAGCCATTTTACCCTCAATAGGTTCATACCCCGCCTCACCAGCCACGATATATTGGATTGTTTCTCTGTCTTGATTACTGATTTCAAAAAATGGATGCCATTCTTCTGTTTCAATTTTATAATTTGTTTTTTCAATCTGAAACATCTCCCGAATTTTTTCATCAGATTCAAAAAACCAGTCAAAACTTTTTGAAATTGAATTTTGCGGCTCAATTTTAAATTCAACTTTTTGGTTTTGATTTTCAGGAACGAATTTCCAAATACAAATTCCATAAATCAAAATTCCTGCTCCAAATACCGCTTCTAATTTTCGGTTTTGGATTTTCCGTTTCAAATTTTCCAACCCCTTTTTCAAAATAGAATTTTCGATTCAAATTTTCTAGTAGAATTTTGGATTTCAATTTTATGTTTCATTCTACATATAAAATTTTCATTTTGAATTCTGCAATTCATTTATGCATAAATAAAAAGATAAGATGATTTAATTAAACTTTTTTGCTTTAATTGTACGAATATATTATAACACAAATTCAATAAAAAGTCAAGATAAATTTTAAAATTATTTTGATTTTTTATCCATATAAATTGTATATGAAAAATTACTAAATTTTTTAAAATCGTCAGCCAAATTTAATTCGTTGACAACCATACATAAATTCTATCACAATTAACGTGTAGTTGTCAAGTTTTGCATGTAAATTTTGTCGGGCGATTTAAATTTTTGACAGGGATAAAAAATTCTATAAATAAAATTGATGAAACAAAAATTTTATTACTGTAAAATTTTTTAAGCCGACAAAAATCCAATCATCAGAAAATTTCTCGCCAGTCATCGGAA